ACATAGTATATGGCATACAGCTGTCTCAGATGGGTTAAGTCTTAATAACCTACCAATTCTTTGTGCTGTTTTCTTTTCATTACCATATGCATGCATAATAATACCTTGTTTTAGTTGAGGTATTGTCACACCTTCTGATAACTGTAATACACAAGACAACTTATTTATACGCCCATCTGAGAAGTATTCTAAGTTATCTGCTGATTTATTATTACCTGAATGATAGCTATACTTACAGACACGGTCTGCTTGATCTTGGGTGTTTGCAAATATTATACATTTATCTTCTATATTATTAACCATAGACTTAACATATGCTTCTTTAGTAGTGTATTCCATAAGTGCACGCATCCTCATAATATAGGCCCATTGCTGTTGCTTTGGTGTTTGTGCTTCTGCTACTCTACGTGTAACATAACTATAGTCTTTAACTTCACTTGTATGCCAGTGACCACCATTCTTGTTTTTCTTCTTAAGTGATGGTACACCTGATAACTGTAAGTCATGTATAACTATTCTATAATCATTTAATATGTTTGAGTCAGTAGCATCATCAACTTTAAATGTGTATTTTATAGGACAGTACTTTTGTACAAGCTTTCCTTTCTCTGATTGCTTATCTCTTGGTGGCGTGCCTGTTAAACCTAATATCTTACCTGTGTAAGGGCCTAAAAACAATTCATGAGAGTATTTTAATGAATGACACTCATCTAAATACACTATGTCATAATTATTAGGATCTTTCTTTTTAAGAGATATATAAGTTGTAAAAGTAATATGCTCAACTAATGAGTATAATCCCATTTTATCTAGTTCATCAAGCCAAGACTGAGTAACTGAATGTTTTGGTACTACTACCAATACTTGTATAAATTGATTAAAGTTCCTCTGCAGGTGTTGTATAGCAATTCTTGTTTTGCCTACACCCATAGATATACCTAAACCACATCTTTTATGTTGTGCTGCAATTGATAGTGCGTCACTCTGTACTACATCTCTGGAAAGATTAGCTGAAGGATTGTATGCCATAATATTATTGTTATTGTTAAGATTATTGTCCAAACTAATGTTTTTATTAGTCTATCTTTTTGATATTGTTTCATTTCTCTTTGGTATTAAAGGTGGACCCTACAGGACTTGAACCTGTGACCTTCTCATTATGAGTGAGCTGCTCTGACCAACTGAGCTAAGAGTCCTGGTAGCCGGAGTGGGACTTGAACCCACACGAACTATCCAGTTCAACAGATTTTAAGTCTGTCATGTCTACCAATTCCATCATCCGGCCTGGTGATCCCACTAGGATTTGAACCTAGAACCTACAGCTTAGAAGGCTGTTGCTCTATCCAGTTGAGCTATAGGACCATAAAGTTATGTTCTAGAGCCTGAAAATCCTAATTCATAAGATTCTTCTGGGTGTTCTTCTATCCACATGTGACAGTTTCTGCAAACTGGTAACCATGTAGATATATCTAAGTGATAAATACCACGACCATGCATATGATGCACATCAGTAGCTTGCACAGAACACTTATGGATCTTTGCATGACATACTGGTTTGTCTGTTAAATACTGCCTACGCAATTTGCTGTAAGCAGTATTTAATTTAGACATTTTACTTGAGACTTTTTTGATGCTCATTTTTTTAGTTGTAAATAGTTTTTAGGAAGTAAACCTAAAGACATAAATTTTAATATAACATCCTCATATGTAATACCTAAGTCTTTGAAACTCATGGTATTAGTATAATCATCTAAAATCTCATCAGCAGGTATACTTGCCATATACTGTGCTGTTGGTGAATGCTTGAATGTTTTACTAAGATAAGCATTTATACGCTTATTACAAATAGTTTGTTTCCATGCATTGATCTCTCTTTGACTTCTTTTCCAAACTTTAGTTATTCTACGTTTTTTGTCCCAATGCAGCTTGTTAACTTCTTCAGGTTTATAAACCTTGAGGCCATGAAGCACACGTTTAAACAAAAAATGTTGATACGGATTTAGTTTAGTATAACTTAAAGAGTTTACTATTGATTCAGGATGTAACTGATATTCTGTTAGTATCCCATAGTATTGATAGCGTTCCTCTCTCTTTGAGAGTAACTCACGTTGTTGTTGTTGTTTGAGTGTATTTATTTGATCTTGAGATAGCATAATGATTTAGTTGTTATTGATTAAGTAAAGTGATTAAAGTATTAGGCCTGCACAGAAATTAACTAAAATCTCCATACAGGCCCTCTACATATTTAAAAGTAGTCAAGTATATTGTTATATGGACTCAACTTTAACCTGCACCCACTACCATACTATTTGCATGTGTTAGGTTTAACTACTTTATTATAGTTCAAAAGTCTCTTCTACGAGCTCTTCTGTTTCTTCACTTACTTCATCAGTAACTTCATCATTACTTTCTTCTAGATCATCTACATCATCTACTGTAGAGTTATCAAAGCCTTCTGATTTAATATCAAATGCTTCTTCTACACTAGCTGCTGGTACACCTATGCTGTTAGACTTAGTGTTACTAGTTCCATTAGCATCTTTGATGTCCTCACCATTTGTATGAGCTAATAATACGTCTTGTGCTGTACTATCAGCTACAAAAAACGTTTTCCTATAAATAGGTTGACCATCTACACAACATATGATACCTGTATCACCTGCGTATTTATAATCTCTATCTGGATCATTACTGTTGAATGGCTCCAATTGCTCTTTAATAATGATTTTACCAGCTAACTCACTGTCAGCTTTAAAATCTAATGATTGTAAGTCTTCTAACTTACCATGTAATAGTGTTGATACTTTAGATCTTTTGACCCAACCTCCGTTGCCAAAGGTTACTCTGTCTTGTTGTAATCTGATGTACCCATACTCTGAGTTGTTGTTTGATTGACGGATAACATTGCCCATGTCATCAGCTAAGATAATTACTTGCTTTTGCATTTTTTTGAAATTTAATAAATTAATAATTGATTTGTTGATGACTACACGTCATCTGAATGAAAATATGGGTCATCTAGCTTTTCATAAGCTTCTAGTTCATCTAATGCTTTCTCATATTCTTCTATGAACTCTGGTTCATCTTGTATGGAAGGCACTTGTTTACCTGAAAACCTATTATAAAAGGGATTGACCACTTCTTTGGTGTATGCTGAACTTAAACCATTAAGGTCCTGTACTTCTTCATCAGTTAATGAGAGGTATTGCTCTACTGAGCATTCAATTATACGTCCATTGGGCAGTTGTACTATCATATCTGTTAACAAAGATAAAAATATAACTAACCCTGGCTCACTAATTTTAAGGAATTAATGTCTAAGATCAAAAATAAATTGCATATATATAGCTATCACTCATATAATAACTAATTTGCCTTTTACTCTTTTTATGTAATTGTGCTGTCTCAACTCTTTTAATAGTTTAAATATGTACCTTTGGGATACATCTGCTGAGTCAGCTAATGTTGAAGCAGACGGATATGCTTCACGGTTTTTATCTGCATAGCACGCTATGAGACTATATAACCCTTTTGCTTGTATAGACAAACTTGGATCTGACAATACTTTGTATTTGACTATCCCAAATCTATCTGATTTCTTGGACATGGTCTTTTAAAAGCATAAGCATGGCCATAGATTCATTAGTTTCTTTAGCTAAATCATCATTGTTCATACCATACTTGTCATTCATATATCTCCCAAAGGATATATTTTTACCATTAGCATCTTTTATAGCATTGTCTAATAGTTTCCAAGATGCTTGTTCACTATGTAATAACTCCATTGATATCTTTGCCATGACTATTCTTTTATAGTATTATCTTCTGTTTGTTCAACATTCATAAATAAATCAGCCTGATGTATAGGCTCTGAATCTGTTGCCAATATATCAAAATATTTTATATCATCAACTGATACAGCTATTAATTCTAATGGTGAACAAGAGTGTTCATACATTTCTAATTGCTTTTCTTTATTATGATACATAAATTCTATCTTAATGCTACTATAAAAAGGATTAAATGGTTCTGATCCCCATGAGGTATCACCTATAACTTTTGCGTATACCATACCATGACCTGCATATAGACCCATATCTTGCAATATGTCTTCTTCATACTTGTCTGATTTATGATAAGACGGTGGTATAAGTTTTACATAACCATTTAAGGTTACTGGCTTATATACTTCTTCTATAAGACTTAAGTGTACTATAGATTCTTTTGCAGTGTCATTAAGATTATCCATAAGGATCTTAAACATGTGCTCATAGTTCTGAGGTTCTTTTGATTTGATAGAGATAGCATTACTTAGAATGTTCTCCATCACTTTTTCTGAAATTTTAAATTGATTTGCCATTGTTTATTATTATTTTAAGGTTTGACGAATGAGAGGTAGGGAGCAGTGAGTATGATATGCAACAGCTACATGAAGTAAACTACAAAATAAACTCATGCATATGCTGTTGCTATCAAAGGTCATCACTTACATAACCAAACTCAAGGCCTAACTATAGTAGTATATATTATATATAAATATCTACTGGTACTGTTTGTATGAACCGTGGTTCACTTTTTTTCTATACTAAACTCAAATGATACAAAAGGTATAAGTAATAACCATGATACTCTATGGTTAATATCTGGATCTACACCAAAGGCAAATCCAAATATAGGTATGAACTCTACTTTAACGTTAGGAAACATCTTTATCTTTTGCATAAAGACAAGATACATAACTGAGTTTGCTACAACTACTACACCTACTAAGGTGATAAGTGTTAGCATAAATGTGTCTACATCATAATTTGTTACAAAATTATATGTACCTATTACGAATGCTAGTGGTAATACTACTACGTATAGGATTTTTACTAATGATCTGACGAATGATTTCATAATTTGATTTATTAAGTGATTGATTATTGATTAACGACCCCATTTGGATCTCTTGTGTTTTTTCTTGGATACCCAATAGTTTTTCTTGGCCCAAGCTTTTTTGTTTTTTGATGTCCCACATCTGTTACGTGTGGATCCACATGACTGTAATACTGGTCCTCCTATGAATAGGAGTAACATAAGGTAAAGGAATTTCTTTTTCATAATTTTGCTATTAAGGATTGAACTGTTATTACTACGTTTTGTTGACCATCATTGATAAGTCTATCATCAAAGAGATAATATAAATCATCTCCTACATACTCTGGTTGTCCATTTGCTCCTGGTACATACCATGGTTTAACTATATATACATAGTCATAGTCTGAAGACGTAGGTAACAATGGTAAACATTGATTAGTAGGCCAAGCTACATTGTAGTCAACTAATTCTACTTCACGATTATATTGAATAAGTATGTTAGTACACTGTATTTGTTCTGGTTCAGTAATTTCTAATTCCTCTTTCTGACAAGAGGTGAATGCTAAGGTTAGGCATAAGCCTATGAATAAATGTTTCATAATGGTTTTAATTAAGTGATTAGTGATTAAGTTTTTCATTTACGTCTTGACCAACGAATATTGCTGGTAACCATCCAAAGATTACTGAGAAGCCTATGGTTGCACCATGAGCAAAGCATTCTTTAAATGTCCAAGTATCTTCTAGATACCATACGATTGTGTTTACGAATATTACAGTTAGGATAAAGGTTGTTACTGTAGCCAACATGATTTTAGTATTCTTCATTTGATTAAGTATTAGTGATTAGTAAAATATAATAACATTCATTCAGGTTTTAACGCATAACCTTATTCCCCTGATTCTTTGCTCACTTAACCAATTGTTATGGTATCTACCCTTGTTTTACAAGTGAGTTTATTATTGTTATCATTATTGATATTGCGGGTACTATGTCTATTATCCTATAGAGGAAGAGACAAACATTACCCATGTAGTATTGTTGAGTGTAATTGCTACTCTTGTAGTAGTGTTAGCTATATTAATATATTAATGTGCTATGGTAGTTATGATAGTGGTAAAAGGTGGTATATTGTGGGTATGTGATGTCATACTGTTTGTATAACACACATTAATGCACAAAAAATAAAAAGATTAACCAGCTTTTACACTGATTAATCAATTTATCTACGGTTTACTAAACTAAACTGCCTCAACCCATCTCAAGTCTGTTTCTTCTCCAGTTGATAGGTTCATTACTGGATTATCAGACAATCTAAAGCCAGGCATCTTATCACCTCTGTTTAGTTTGTCCTGTAATTGTTTTATTGTAGGATGATCTGCCTTCATTACTTGACCTGTCTCTGGGTCCATTAGGCTTAACACACCAAAGCTAATGTTGGTCTGCTTTCTACTTGCCACTTTTAAACCGGCTATAGTAGTTTCAGATTGTACCATTGGTACGTCTGATACAATAAGTGTTGCACTGTTAGTATTCTGATTGATACTAAATTTTCTAAAATAAACTGCTGTTTGCATAATAAATGTATTTAATGAATAATTATTTTATGTATAAATGTATACGTATTATAGGTGGGGAGAAGTGAAAGAGGAAGGAAGCAGTGAATATATACAATAGGATTGTATGGTCTATAGCAATAGAATGTAAATGTATACCCTAAAGCAGTAGAACGTTTAAAAGAGGTGTGCTGTTACACACACCCCTTGTTCCTGATTAGGCTTGTTCAACCCAGAACAGGTTCTGGTTCTCTTCACCAGTCTGTAGATTAACTACTTTTTGCTCACTTAACCTGAAGCCAGCCATCTCATCACCAAGGTTGAGCTTTTGCCCAAGAGCTTTGATTGTTGGATGAGTACTCTTCATCACCTGATTAGTTTCAGGGTCTATTAGAGATAACACACCAAAGGAGATGTTCCCTTGTGTTCTTGTAGCAACAGACAGACCAGCAAGTGTAGTCTTGTTGTTTGACATTGGAGCTGAGCTCACGATGATTGTTGCTGAGCCAGTTGACTCATTGATGTTTAGTTTTCTAAAGTAAACCATAATTTAAAATATTTAAAAAATTAATTAAAATTGTGGAACATTACAGGGGTACCCCCAACCACAAACACTAGGTGGGGAGCAGTTTATTATGGCATCTCAAGCACGCTAAATATATAATTTTGCCAGGGCCGGGATAGGGGTGTACAAACTTTTTTACTCAAGTGAGGGGTATGTTATGACGGAAAAATTTTTATAGGATTTATAATTTTAGTATATTGTTTCTATAGACGCAGTTTAACTTAAAAATGAAAATATGGCAAATTGGGATGACAACAGCGGGGAGGATAATAAAAATGGACTGAATGAAATAGAGCAAATGCAACTAGACGCAGTAATGCTTGAGACAGCATATAACAATTCCTATTTAGTGCTAACTAATCAAATAACATTTGAAGACTTGTTGACTGAAAGATTTACAAAAGGGGGCGAAGCTGTCATGGCATTTGATCCATCTGAAGGACCAATGCAAGAAGAATTAGAAAATATGATTAGTTATTATATTGAAGAGGAAGCTTATGAGAAGTGTGCTAAGCTGCAGAAACTCGTTAATAAAATATATCCACAAACTATAAATGAGTAACAATGGCAACAAAAAAGAAAAAAAGTACCGTAAATAGTTCGGGTAATTACACAAAACCGGGAATGCGTAAAAGATTATTTAACTCTATCAAAGCTGGAGGTAAAGGAGGAGCACCGGGACAATGGTCTGCTCGTAAAGCTCAGATGCTTGCTAAACGTTACAAAGCTAACGGAGGCGGATATAAATCTAAAAAGTAATGAAAGATCTAACCCTAAATATTGGTAATATAATTTGGATTATAGGTATTATATTCACAATGGGTATAGCATACAGTCAGATAGCACAGTTATCGGATGATATAGAAGTTATAGAATCTAGACTGGAAAAGAAGATAAGATTGATAAATGAGTGTGAAGATAGAATTGTAGATTTAGAAAAAGATCTTATTAGACTTGAGCAGACTCAATGTAAACATAAGAAGTAATGGCTCTACCAAATAAAAGAACTAAAAAGAAATCATCTTGCTGGACTGGATACGTAAAAAAAGGCGTGAAGAAAAAAGGAAGTAAGACCGTAAATAATTGTGTACGTAAAAAGACAAGGTAATGGCAAAAACTAAACAACAAAAAAGCCTAAGTAGATGGACTAAACAAAAATGGACAACGGCTTCAGGTAAGAAGAGTTCAGAGACAGGTGAAGTATATGCACCAAAAAAAACTATTGCTAAGTTAAAAAGCACTAAAAAGGGTAAAGCAAAGCTGGCTGCAGCAAATAAAAAGAAACGTGCAGCTACAAAAAAAGGTAAACAACATGCAAGTCATGGTTTACATAAAGGAAAGAAAAGATAATGGCAACACCAAGAAAAGGAAAAGCAAAAGTTAAAGTAACTAAGTCTGGTAAGAAAGTAAGTTACGGACAAGCAGGAAAAGCTAAAGGTGGTGGACCAAGAGTAAAACCTGGTACATCAAAAGGAGATAGTTACTGTGCTAGAAGTTTAGGTATTAAAAAAAGAGTATCTAAGAAAAAAAGAAATGATCCAAATACACCAAACAATCTATCTCGTAAAAGGTGGAAATGTTCTGGTGCTAAGTCTAGAAGGTAAATGATTGAAGTCATAAAACATACATTAGGCATATGTGGAGAGCATTGGCACCCAAATATATTTACAGCAGTTGCGTCAGCACCAGTAGTTACTACTGCAGTATATTATATCAAATGCAAGTGTGGAGGTTGGTTTAGCCATAAGAAGGAATGCAAAAATAAATAGTCATGACAGAAGGAGATTTAATAGAATTAGGATTTACTAAACAAATACAGGACACATGTTGTGATCCTCAACCTTATACATTTTACAAAACAGTTGGTAATGCTTCACCATTTATTACACCAGACAGTACTACTATTGATGATGATAATTGGCCAGTAGAAAATTATGCTATAAGCTTTAAAACGTACATCAAATCGGATCTAGTTGATATGATAAACCTTATAGAAAAAAATCCGTTATTTCCACCGGAATAAAATAAAACGTCTTTAAACTTTTGAAATTTAAACTATTTGTATATATTTGTACTAATGTTTAATTTTAAAACCAAAAGAAATGTCAGACGTTAAAAAACTAAATCCAGAACTTCAGGATAAAGATCCTCAGCTAACAAAAGAAGAGTTGGCTAGCCGTAGAGAAGAAATTACAGCATTTTACAAAGACAACATTCCACATCTTACTGTTCAAGCAGAATATGAGGAGTTATTAGCTACCATTGATAAAGCTAGAGCAGAAAGACTGCAAGCTCAAATCTTTATGGCACAAGCTGCAGCCCAACAACAAGGTGCAGAAGGTCCATCAGAAGATGAGAAAGAGTTTAAAGCAGCAATGGAGAAGGCAGCAACTAATGTAGAATAACATGAGACTGCTAAAAAAAGGTGATACGGGCAATGATGTAAAAACTTTACAGCAAAAGTTAATGATCTCTCCTGATGGAGTATTTGGACCTAAAACAGAAAAGCATGTAATTAGATTTCAATTATCTCACAGTTTAGCTGCTGATGGTATTGTAGGTTCTGATACATGGGCTATTTTACTTCAAAAGGGACCACAAGTAACAGAAGATATTGATGAAGATACTGATTCATCTAAGCAATACTTTAATACTCCTTTTAATCAGATAATACATAAACATTATTTACCAGAAGGAGAATACTTAAAAGGACCTATTAAGAATGAGTATGTATTTTTACATCACACAGCAGGTAATGACAATCCTTATAGATGCATTGATCACTGGGGAAGAGATAGCAGAGGGAGAGTAGCTACTGAATTTGTATTAGGTGGAATTAACCATAGAAATGGAAATGATGATTATGACGGAGTTATGGTTCAAGCATTTCCTGAAGGATGTCAAGGATGGCATCTTGGAAGAACTGCTTCTGGTTATATGAACCGTCATTCTGTAGGATTAGAAATATGTAATATGGGTTATCTTGATAATAATAACAGAACATACGTAAAATCATTGTGTCAAAGAGAACAAGTGATAGGTTTACAAGAAGCTTTTAAAGGTAAACTATTATGGCATGCATACTCTGAGAAACAAATAAAAGAAACTGAGAAGTGGATTAAGTTTGTTGCTGAAAGAGATCAAATAGATATTAGATTAGGTTTAAAACAATATATCAAAAAGTACGGACCTTCAAAAGGTTTTGATTTTCAGGAAGATGCGTACTATGGTAAGGTAAAAGGATTACTGACTCACGGAAATGTTAGAAGTGGTAAGTCAGATATATATCCTCATCCTGACATGGTTGATATGATAATGAGTTTATAATGGCGTTAGTAAATAAAGTAGATTTGAAATTGAAAGTAAGTATTGATTCATCAATAAAGTATCAAATACTTACATACTGTTTTTTTAATGATATAATAATATCTAATTCAGATATTAAGTTTTTATGTGAACTAGCAAAGAATAAAGGTGTAGAGCTTACTAAATTCTGTTTGGACCTAGTATCTAAAAATATATTTAAAAGCCCACAATCAGCTAGAAATGCAATAACAAAGGCTGAGAAAAAGGGATTACTCATCAAAGATGGTAATAATAAAAAAACAATTTCTTTAAATAAAGATATTAATGTTCAGTCAGAAGGTTTAGTATTACTTGATTATAAAATCTTAGGCAATGTATCCCAAGTCTCATAAAGATTTTAAAAAAGGTATTGCTGAAGAGGTAGGAGTACATGAGCAAGTTGTAGATGACTTTATTTCTTTTTATTACTCTAAGGTAAGGAAGTCATTATCAAATATATCATTCCCTAGAGTTTATGTGGAAGGATTAGGTACGTTTGAACTAAGAATAAAAAAGTTAGAAAATGCTATCCTCAAAAACAAAAGTCTGTTGGGTAACATAGCTAAAAGAACTTATAATGGATATGCAAAAAGTGAAGATGTATCTAAAAAAATAAGACAAATGGAAATAGCAATGGATCAAATACAAAAAGATATTAAAGAAAAAAAGAAGTTTAGAAATGAAAGGTAAATGGAGTAAGTATCTTGACGTATTTAAAAATGCTGATAAAATTGCAGAAGGAATTAAGAATAGCATTTTTAAAAAAGAGCATGTTGAAGCAGTAGCAACTGATAGATTTCAAATATGTGTAAAGTGTTCTTTGTTTGATGCTGGAGGAGATAAATGTATTGCACCAGGTACCCAACCGTGTTGTGGAGATTGTGGATGTAGCTTAAGCTTTAAACTAAGATCTTTATCTTCAGAATGTCCTAAAGGATATTGGGATGCATATACAACAGAAGAACAAGAAGAAATAATAACTAAACAAATAGAAGGTGAAAAATTTAATAATTAACTATGTATACAATGACCATGTTACTAATATTACTATTGGTGAAACAAATTCTTATTGGTATACAACAATAGCATAAGTATGGGACTAAAATTTATAGAAGAAGGACATGTGTATGAAAGCACAACAGAAGAAAAAATAAAATGGACTAGCGTCACTTCTTTGGTGGGTAAATTTAAACCTAAGTTTGATAGAGATGGTCAAGCAAAGAAATCATCTAAAAATAAAAGATCTAAGTGGTATGGTATGACTCCAAAAGAAATCATAGCAGCATGGGATGGTGAGACGGATAGAGCAATCAAACTAGGTAACTTTTATCATAACCAAAGAGAATCTGATATGTTAGATCTAAATACAATAGGTAGAGAAGGTGTGGAAGTTCCCATCATCAAACCTATTGTTGATAATAAAGGAATTAAAATAGCACCAGAACAGAAGGTTTCTGATGGTGTATATCCTGAACATTTAGTTTATTTAAAATCATTAGGAGTTTGTGGTCAAGCTGATTTAGTAGAAATTGTAAATGGTAAAATAAATATTACAGATTACAAGACAAATAAAGAAATAAAAGAGAAAGGATTTACAAACTGGGAGGGTATAACAAACAAAATGTTTAGACCAGTTAATCATTTAGATGATTGTAATCTTAATCATTATAACTTACAACTCAGTATTTATGCGTATATTATTAAAAAGCATAACCCTAAACTTAAAGTAGGTAAACTTATTATTCAACATGTAAAGTTTAAGAAAGTTGGAGAGGATAAAAATGGATATCCTATAAATGAGCATGTAAATGGTGAGCCTGTATTAGAAGATATAAAAATTTATGAACTTCCATATTTAAAAGATGAAGTAACATCTTTAATGATGTGGTTAAAAGATAACCAATAATGAAAGAGTATATAGCAGCAGTAGAAGTGCAATCTAGAAAATCAAAAGTACCTACAGATTTTAGATTTGAAGAAACAAAAATACGTATTGATCTTAATAAAATAGTATGGTTTAAAGAGTACTTTCACGTAGCAACAAATAAGTTTCAAGACTCACACACTGAAGTATTATTATTTGGTCAAAGTAAACCAATAATTTTAGTGATTGGTTACAACAAATTATGGGAAGATATAATTAAATCTAAAGAAGTATGATAGTAAAATTATTTGATATACAAAATAGCAAGTTAGTTGTAACAGAGCATTGTTATGCACTTCCATTTCTTAAAAATATTATGGATGAGTATCCTGATAGTTACATTAAAGTATATCAGTATATATTTTATTTGAGTTGTCCTGATCCAGATCTAAATCCATTTTTTAATTTACCTGAACATGAAAAGGAAGATATTATTATAGATGAGATTGAACTAGAAGAATCTCCAGAAGATGGTAAGATAAGGTATGCGTTAGACATGTGTAAAAAGCTATATGAAACTCCTACATACAGAGCTTACGTGGGTATTAAGGCCATGTTAGACAGACTTGCACGTTATATGGAGGTTACCCCTATAGAACATGGTAGAGACGGTAATATGAACTCTATGATTAATGCAGCAGCTAAATTTGAGAATATAAGACAATCATATAAAGGAGCATATACTGATATGAAACAAGAACAGGAAAGTTCAGTAAGAGGGGGTGCGGGCCTTGCTTATGATCAACTCTAAAAAAGAAACCCAATACATTTTTTGTTATTGGGATGAACCAATTAATAATCAAATAAAAATCAAAGATGAAAAAACAAGTAGTAATTCCAGTAGGCAAAAGGTTACTGATAAAAAGAAAAGCGGCAGTAACAAAGACAGCATCAGGTCTAATAATACCTGAGATAGCACAAAAGAAAGAGTTTAAAGGAACTGTTGTTGGTGTAGGTGCTGATGTTGCAGAAATTAAAATAGGTGATGAGGTACAATATGCTGATCATGCTATGCCTACTCCAATGGAACATGATGGACAAGAGCATTTATTATTGCAATCTGGTGATGTGTTTGCAATTATAAGATATGAGTAGAACTATACCTACATATGATTCAGGCAATTGGTCTGTAACAGAGTTTGAGAATGATTCTGATTTTCAGGAATACATATACTCTTTATTCAAGGAGCCGGGTGAATATGAATTTGATGAAACAAGTTATATATTCAATGAAGAAGCTAAAAGATTTAATAAAGAAGGTTTATATTGTAGTTCTCCTTTTAGATCAAAAGACTTCATGTCTTATTGGGATGATCAGAAGAACAAATGTAGGGAAGGTGTAATTTACAAGAATAAAGATAAGACTTGGTATTTAACTAGGGATTATTATATGTGGTTAAATTTTCTACCAATATTTGATAAAGAAGAAAAAAAATATGGTTTTGCTAAAGTTAGAGATGCACAATATCATATGGCTTTGTATGAACTATTAGCAGAGCTAAACAATCAACATTCAGCAATATTAAAAAAACGTCAGATTGCTTCTTCTTATTTCCATATGGGTAAGATAATTAATACGTACTGGTTTGAAGAAGGTAGTACGTGCAAAATTGGAGCATCATTAAAAGATTATATTAATGATAAAGGTTCCTGGAAATTTCTAGAAGAATACAAAACCTTCTTAAACGAACATACAGCTTGGTATAGACCTAGTAATCCTGAGAAAGTATTATTATGGCAACAGCAGATAGAAGTTAAGGTAGGAAACAGAAAAACTTCACGTGGTTTAAAATCTAAAATACAAGGTGCATCATTTGAGAAAAATGCAACAACTGGTGTAGGTGGACCATGTTCATATTTCTTTCATGAAGAGGCAGGTATAGCACCAAAGATGATGCAAACTTATGAGTACCTGCGCCCTGCAATGTCTTCAGGTATGGTTACTACAGGAATGTTTATTGCAGCAGGGTCAGTTGGTGATTTGGAACAATGTAATCCCTTAAAGGATATGATACTTAATCCAAATGCTAATGATATATATGCTGTAGAGACTAACCTTATGGATGCAGAAGGCACAATAGGGATGGCTGGTTTATTTATACCAGAACAATGGTCTATGCCTCCATACATTGATGCTTATGGAAACTCAGAAATAGAGGAAGCAATTATAGCTATAGACAATGAAAGAGCAAGATGGAAGTCTGAATTAGGACCTGAACAGTTTCAATTAAGAATATCTCAGAAACCAAAAAATATAGCTGAAGCTTTTGCATATAGAAAAGCATCAGTTTTTCCACAAGGTATATTGTCAAAACAATTAAAAAAGATTGAAGAAAAAGAATATTCCTATGAACTATTAGATCTTGAAAAAGAACAAGATGGTATTGTAGCAAAACGTACAACTAAATTACCTATATCTGAGTTTCCAGTTAAGAAAAAACAAACAGATAAAACTGGATCTATAGTTGTGTGGGAAAGACCTGCTAAGAAAAAACCAGACTTTGGAGCATATTATGCTTCTATTGATCCAGTGTCAGAAGGTAAAACAACAACTTCTGATTCTTTATGTAGTATATATGTTTACAAAAATGCTACTGAAGTTACTAGAACAACTGTTTCTGGAGACATAGAACAGTTTATAGAAAAAGATAAAATTGTAGCAGCATGGTGTGGAAGATTTGATGATATAAATAAAACACATCAAAGGCTAGAATTAATAATAGAATGGTATAATGCATGGACTATTGTTGAGAATAATATATCATTGTTTATTCAACATATGATTGCTAGAAAAAAACAAAGATACCTTGTACCTAAACAACAAATACTTTTCTTAAAAGACCTTGGTTCTAATAGAACAGTTTATCAAGAGTATGGATGGAAGAATACAGGTACTTTATTTAAAAGTCATTTGATATCATATGCAATTGAATTTATAAGAGAGGTTATAGATGAGGAATTAGATGATGATGGTGGTGTAATGAATCAAACATTAGGTGTAGAAAGAATACCAGATCCTATGCTAATTAAAGAAATGTCTGCATATTATCCTGGACTTAACGTGGATAGATTAGTTACGTTTGGTGCACTTATTGCTTTTGCCAAAATACAACAATCAAATAGAGGTTATACTAAAAGACGTGAATCAGAAGGAGAATCTTTGGTAAATTCAGAAAAAATAAGTAAATTAAAGTATACCAGTGCGTTTAAAAATATAGGCCGTAGAAGATCTGGCTTAGGTGGTAATAGAAGACGCTCAGGTTTTAAGAATATTAAATAGAATCTAGATGAGAGTATTAAATGCAATGCAACTTAAGAACGGTGCTAAGGCAGAAAGTGGACCAACATTTTCTAGTTTAACGCAACCTACACAGTTTTTAACATATAAAAAGAAAACTGATGATTGGGCCGCATGGAATCTAGATTGGCTTGAATTGCAGGGTATAGAATTTTTACGTATCAATTCTAGACGCTTACTTAAAAACTATAAGCTTGCTAAAGGTATTATTGATAAAACAGATTATATTGTAGAGCCAGATAATGACTATAAAGATATGATGGATGTTTTAACTGCTGAGAATGAGTCAGCATTGGAATTAAAATTTTATCCAATTGTACCCAATGTAATAAACGTTCTTACAGGTGAGTTTGCTAAAAGATATTCTAAAGTACAATTTAGAGCTGTTGATGATACATCTTATAATGAAATGCTTGAGCAAAAAAGAGTTCAAATTGAAGAAACACTACTTGCTGAAGCAGAGACTAATTTAGTTTTAAAGATGGTAGAAATGGGTATGGACCCAAGTTCTAAAGAAGCACAGCAACAACTTAATCCTGAAACATTAAAAACTTTACCAGAAATAGAAGACTTTTTTAGTAAGTCATATAGAAGTATGGTTGAAGAATGGGCATCACATCAATTAAATGTAGATGAGGAGAGATTTAAAATGCAGGAGTTAGAAGAAAGAGGCTTTAGAGATATGCTAATTTCTGACAGAGAGTTTTGGCATTTCCGTATGTTAGAGGATGATTATGATGTTGAGCTATGGAATCCTGTATTAACATTTTATCAAAAATCACCTGATCAAAGATATATATCAGATTCAAATTATGTAGGTAAAATAGATTTGATGACTGTATCTGATGTTGTTGATAAGTATGGATACTTAATGGATGAAAGACAATTAAAGTCTTTACAAAAGATTTATCCTGCAAGATCAGCACAATATCAGGTTAATGGATATCAAAATGATGGATCATATTATGATGCTACAAGATCTCATGAGTGGAATACTCAAATGCCCGGTCTAGCATACAGACAATACACTAGTAATTATTGGAATGACCCAGCAACCGGTGGGGATATTATAAGTGAAATACTAGATCAGAGTGAAGACATGACTCCATTAGATGAAGGAAATTTAATGAGAGTATCAACTATCTATTGGAAGACTCAAAGAAGAATAGGTCATTTAACTAAAATAGAATTAGATGGTTCTGTTACACAAGAGATAATAGATGAGACATTTAGGATAACTGAGAAAGCTGTATATGATACATCAATATTCAAAAACAAATCTAAAGAGAATCTTTTACAAGGTGAGCATATAGAATGGATATGGATTAATGAAGTATGGGGTGGTATTAAGATAGGTCCAAATTTACCAGCAATGTGGAGATCAACAATGGGTGATAATATAAACCCTATTTATGTTGGTATTAATAGAACTAAACCTGGAAGAATACCTTTCCAATTTAAAGGTAATAACACACTATATGGTTGCAAACTTCCTGTAGAAGGAAGAGTTTTTTCAGACAGAAATACAAAGTCTACTTCTTTGGTAGATTTAATGAAAGCGTATCAAGTTGGATATAATATGGTTAATAACCAAATTGCTGACATTCTAATAGATGAATTAGGAACAGTAATAATGTTTGATCAGAATGCTTTACCACGTCACTCTATGGGTGAAGACTGGGGCAAGAACAATTATGCAAAAGCATACGTAGCAATGAAAGATTTTCAAATGCTACCTCTTGATACATCTATTACTAATACTGAGAATGCAACTAACTTTAATCACTATCAAACTCTAAACATGGAGCAGACTAGTAGATTAATGTCTAGAATTCAACTTGCAAATTATTTTAAACAACAATGTTTTGATGCAATAGGTATTAACCCACAGCGTCTAGGAGGTGCTGTATCAGCACAAACAGCAACAGGTGTAGTTCAGGCTATGCAACAATCATATGCACAAACAGAAATGTACTTTGTACAACACTCAGATCAGTTGATGCCAAGAGTACATCAAATGAGAACTGACTTAGCTCAGTATTATCAAAGCACAAATCCTAGCGTAAGATTAAGTTATATTTCATCAGAAGCAGAGAAAGTTAACTTTTCAATAAATGGAACTGACTTATTGCTAAGAGACTTTAATATTTTTGCTACAACTAAAACAAATCATAGAGCTATCTTGGAAAGTCTTAAACAGATGGCACTACAAAATAATACTACAGGTGCAAGCATTTATGAATTAGGTAATATTGTTAAAGCTGACTCAATAGCTGAAGTAACAGATATCTTAAAAGATTCACAAGAGCGTGTTGAAAAACAAAGAATGCAAGAAATGCAACAACAGCAACAAATGCAACAGCAACAAATCCAAGCTAAACAACAAGAAGATCAAATGAAACTTCAAGTTGAAATGGAAGAAAATGATAAAGACAGAAAGAATGATGTTTTATTAGCAGAAATAAGATCTGCAGGTTATGGGTCAATGGTTGATATAAATGAAAATAAACAATCTGATTATCAAGATGCTATGAAAGATATCAGAGAATCACAGAAGTATCAAGATCAAATGAATCTTAAGCGTGAAGAAAATGTTGCTAAATCAGGAATGGAAAAAAATAGATTGCAAGTTGAAAGAGAAAAAATTGCTGCCCAAAAAAGTATAGCACAGACTAAACTTGATATAGCTAAAGAGAATAAAAACAAATATGATGTGCCTTCAGCTAAAGAAAAGAAAGATAAAAAATAAGTGTTAGCTATATACTGCAAAAAACTTTTTAAATTTTCAAATATTATAAGTTTATTATAAAAGTTTATTCTTATATTATATATGTATAGAAAGTTTAATATTAAAACCAACAAATATTATGAGTACTGAAACAACAACAGAAAGTAAAACTGTGAATAGTAAAGTAGAGCAAGTAGACATAAACTTAGATGAAATTTTTGCAGCAGCCCCAGGTGCAGCAGAAGTAACTTTACCTGAAGAGAAACCTGCAAAAAGCATTTTTTCAAGAGGTGAAAAAGCTGATATGTCATTTGCTGATCCGGATGTAACAGACACGGATGACTTAAACGTTAAAGTAGAAGAAAAAGCAGAAGTAGAAGATATTACTGCTGATGAAGGAGGAGAAAATAAAGCTACTGATGATGTTAAGGAAGAAGTAAACATTGATGAGGTTATTGATTCAATAGATGAGATGACTGAAGAAGATGAAAAGAAAGAAACTAGAGGTAGAAAAAAGATCTCAGGAATAACGGATGTATTTTCAAAACTTATTAAAGATGATAAGATAGTTCCTTTTGATGATGATAAAGAATTAGAAGATTATACTGCAAAAGACTGGGAAGAGTTAATTCAAGCAAACCTTGAAGAAAAGGCTAATCAAGTTAGGAGAGAAACTCCAAAACAATTTTTTGATAGTCTACCACAAGAATTACAAATAGCAGCACGCTATGTAGCAGATGGTGGTCAAGATATGAAAGGTTTATTTGCAACCTTAGCTAGTGTTGAAGAAAACAGACAGCTAAGTACTAAAAGTGAAAAAGACCAAGAAAGAATTATTACTGAGTATTTATCTGCAACAGGGTATGGTAACTCAGAAGAGATTGCTGAAGAAATTGAAATCTGGAAAGATTTAGGTAAGCTTGAATCACAAGCTAATAAGTTTAAGCCTAAGTTAGATAAGATGCAAGAAAAAATTGTAGCAAGAAAACTTCAAGAACAACAGTTAAAGAAGAAGCAACAAGAGCAAGCATCTCAACAATACATGAAAAATGTATATGAAACATTAAAATCAGGTAGCATAGGAGAAATTAAACTTGATAAGAAAACACAAGCCATGATATATAATGGTTTAGTACAACCTTCTTATCCTTCTGTTAGTGGTAAGAATACTAACTTACTTGGACATTTATTAGAAAAATATCAATTTGTTGAGCCAAACTATGGTTTAATATCTGAGGCATTATGGTTATTGCAAGATCCAGATGGATACAAAGCAAAGATCATGGATAAAGGTGCACAGAAAACTATAGAAAAAACGGTAAGAAAACTTAAGACTGAACAATCTAATGCTGGTGGATCTACATCTTTAGGAGTTAAAGATAAAGAACCAACCACTCAAAGAACAGCTAAGAGAAAAATACCAAGAGCTAACAACATATTTAAACGAATTTAATTAAGTAAATTAAATATAAACAATAATTATTAATCAAAAACAATCAAAATTATGGCAACTCCAGTTTTAAATAATGGGATTTTCCTACGTGATACAAGCTATAAAGCTAGTTCTCATGTTGATTCTTATCACCTTACCCAAATGCTTGGATCTTCTGAGCCTATGGATATGGGACCAATTGATTTATGGGCTATGACCCAAAAGGTAGAAATGCCTTTATATCAAATGGCTTCTTTTGGTGGAAAGAATACAATATTAGTAGACAACGCTAGAGGTGAGTACAAGTGGCAAACTCCTATTGCACAAGATCTACCTTACGTAGTAGCAGACATTGAACCAGCTAATGATAGCAAAGGTATTGATGGAACTCTATTTAAGATTAAGATCAACAAAAGAACATTTGGACATGGTGACATTATTACTTATGATAAGTATAATGGACTTGAACTTTACATCACAGCTGATGATATTATCCCAGCAGGTGACGGTTTTGTTTACACTGTTCAATTAGTTAACAACAACAACGCAGCAATCTTAGATAACAAGTATCTTGCAAAAGGGACTAAGTTCTTTAGAAAAGGTTCTGCAAGAGGTGAGTATGGAGAAAGATTCTCTGATATTGAAACAGGTTCTGGTTTCCGTGAATTCTACAACTTTGTAGGAGGAGCTGAAGCACACGTACACTATTCAGTATCTTCAAGAGCAGACTTAATGATCAAAGGCGGATTAAACGCTGATGGTACAGTACCTGTAACTGAAATTTGGAGAAACTTTAATACTGACCCTAACAATCCATCTGTACCTAGTATTGAAGGATTAGTAGCTAATATGGGTAAAGCTGGTGCTAGAGAAGCATTTGAAAATGGAAGTTTGACAAGAACATTCATTACAAATATGGAAGCAGCACACTTATCTAAAATTGCTACAGATATTGAGACTTACCTTATGTGGGGTAAAGGTGGTAGAATTAAGCAAGATGGACCAGATGATATTAGATTATCTGTAGGTTTATGGTCACAGTTAGATAACTCTTTCAAAAGAGTATACAACAAGTCATCATTTACTCTTGATATGTTTAAGTCTGAGCTTTACAACTTCTACCAAGGTAAAGTTGAATTTAAAGGGCCAGACCCACAAAGATCACTTGTTGTACAAACAGGTATTGGTGGTATGCAATTAATCAACAAAGCAATTGCTGATGAAGTGTATGGTTCTGGTTTAGTTCAAAATGCATCTGATATAGGAGCCGTTAAAGGTTCTGGTATGGATTTAGATTATGGTTTTGCTTACACAAGCTTTACTATTCCATTCTTAGCTAACGTTAAGTTTGTATTGAATCCAGCATTTGATAACTTAAATACTAATGACATTGAGAATCCATTAATTGACGGAAGACCTCTAAGTTCATATAGCTTTATTATCTTTGATGTTACTGATGAAGGAAATGACAACATTCACTTGTTGAAACTTTCTTGGGATAATCAACTTAAGTGGTTCTACCAAAATGGTACTATGGACTACATGGGAAGAACTCAAGGGTTTGCATCTTCTGGTAACTTTAATGGATATAGAGTTTACATGACTCAGACCATGCCAGCAATATGGGTTAAAGATCCAACCAAAGTTCTTAAAATTGTAATGAGAAACCCTGTAACAGGAGGATCATTCTAAGAACAATAATTAAAGGGGAGGGGCTAATACCTCCTCCCTTTTTATTTTTAACCTTTAAATATAATAATAATGGGAGCACCAAAACAAATAACTAAGTTGAAGCAACAATTTGAAAGCCCAGCTTATGACGGTGTATCAAGAGCAGAAACAGGAAATGCTAGATTACTACATGTAAATGAAGTAATTAGTTGGGTACGTGATGTAGCCAGTTCTGATTCATACGCTGATGAAGCGGCAGCAATAGCAGCCGGTTTAAAGAAAGGTGATATATATCATACAGAAGGAGCTTTAAAAATTGTTATAGGCTAAAAGTCAAAAAACTTTAGCAAGGGTAAAACCTTGCTTTAGAAATTAGTAATAATAAATGTACATAAATATGTACTTTTGACTGTGAGTAATAATTATTAATTAAAACCAAAAACAAAGATGAGTGATTACACTATTGTAGAAAAGTATCAACAGAAGAAAAATCAAACTGTTGCTGTACGTCCATTTTTTAATCCTAATAGAGAAAACATGGGATTAGAAAAGTATGGTCTGTCATTGCATGATGGAGTATACCATGAAGAGTCTTTAGCATGTTTAGAAATGAACGGTGTTAAAAGATATGTAACAGGATTAAATGAATTTGCACCTGAAGTAAAAAAGCTAGCACCAAAAGAAAAGAAAGCTAAGATTAAAGAAATTAGATCAGTAGTTGCTGAATTAGAAGCATCTCTTGCTGCTAATGTAGTTGATCCAGAAGATAAAGACTTTTGGAATAAATTAACTATTATGAGTCCTAATAATGCTAAGTTCTGGGACAAGATTAGTATGAGATGTGGTAATGAACCAGTATTTTTAGATCCAGAAATGGACCCTTATGATAGAATTAAACTTCATGCAATTAAGGCGGGAGGGTTTTCTATTGTTGCTAAATCTTTAAAAGATGCTAAGGCTAGCCCTAAAGGAGTTAAGTTTTATTTAGATACTTTAGAAGAATCATTAACTACAAGAACTGAATTAACAAAAGTTAGAAATAAAGCATTAGTAGAATTACAAACAATGTTTGATAGTAATCCAACAAAGTTGATGTATGTTTCTAAAATATGTGATGTGAATAGTGTACAGTATGTTAAATCAACACCTAATGATATACTATATGAGAACATGGATGATTACGTTCAAGGGCATGGTAGTGAATCAAATAAGAAAAGAGCAGCTCAGAACTTCCTAGATGTTGCAACATTATCAATGGAAGAAATAAAACTAAGAGCTCTTGTTAAAGATGCATTGTTTTATAGATTTTTAGCTACAAAAGCAGGTGGATGGATTGAGCCTTTAGATAGTGGAGTAAGACTAGGTAAATCACCAGCAGAGTGTTTAACATTCTTAATGGATCCTAAAAATGAAGAAACATTATTATCTTTAATGCAAAAAGTTGAACCATACTGGAATTCATAAAAAATAAAAAATGGAAAACAATACTCTACTTGTAAAACTAAAACAGCGTCTAAACAAATTAGATAGCCAAGACTTTGACAATGTTGAATGTTGGCAATTTGTTGAAGCTTTTAATAAAGCTCAAGTTGAATGGTGTAGAAGAAACTTACATGGAGGTAATATGTATAAAGAAGGGGATGAATTATCTAAAAGAAGAATAGATGATTTACAACCACTTCTTATTGAATTATCTTTAACGGGTAATGATTTTCCAGATTATTTTGAAACAGACAACTTTCCTGTAAATCAATATATGGAATTTAAGAGGGTAACAACACAAGCCAAAGATGATTGTTGTACACCTAGGTCTATGACAGTATATTTAGCTGAAGAAGCAAATGTACCACTCATTATGAGAGACCCTCTTAAAAACCCTGATTTTGAATGGGGAGAGACATTCTGCACAATGATTAATAATACAATAAGGATATACAAAAGAAATTTTGATATTGTAAATCCTGTTCTTACTTATTATAGACAACCAACTATTATGCAAATAGAAGGATGTGTAAATCCATATAGTGGACAAGTAAGTCCTGTAAATGTTGAGTGTGAATTTAAAGATGATTTAGTAGAAGTAATCCTTGATGATACAGCTGCTTTAATTGCAGGTGATATTGAAAATATGTATCAGCAGCAAAGAGGAATGCAATCTGCAGAAAGAAATAATTAATTTATGTTTTTAGTTTAAAAAAGCGTATATTATTATAGTAACAAGAAAGTTACGGACAGAGTAAACTGTAAAAATCTTTTTTTATAACCAGTGAGGGTAATGGTCCTCACACAATTTTATTTATTATGGCATATTTTAATAATGCGTTTCAAAAAACGTTTGTAGCATCATCAGTTGATATGGCTGGTAGTTCTGCAACAAGTGTACTTACCGCAGGTGAGTTAGCTCTAGTTGATGGCAAAGATTGGAAGTCACTAAGTATTACAAATCAAGCAACTCCTGCAGCAGGAGATTTAGCTTATGTAGTACAAGGTTCTTTCTATACTAAAGATTCAATTGGAAATAACCCTGGTCATGGTGGTTACAAAGAATCAGTAAAATCAAAAGGAATTAATCCTAGATATATTACTAGATTATGGTCAGCAGCATGTTTAACTGCATCACAAGCAACAGCTAGTTTATCTTTAGCATCTGATTGTGCACCATGTGGTAAAACACAATTTATGAGAATTGATGTAAAGGGTTCACCTGCATTAAGATTCTTAAATCACAATGCTTATGCAATTGGAGATTCAGCAAATATTTGCTGCGTTGAAGGACAAGAGTATATTGATCCAGTTTTAGTAGCTGCAACAATGGCTCAAATGGTATTAGCAGATCCATTAATCAAGCCTTTTGTAGCTGAGAAAAGTGGTGGTGGTGTAGATGTAACTGTTACAGAAGCAGGAGTAGCTACAACAACTACATTTACTATAGCAGAAGCATTAGACGGAACATATGTTCCATCAACTGATCCAACTGGTGTTAAAGCAGTATCTGTAAAAGTTAATTTTGTAGGAGCTTATGTTGACACAGTATTTGGAAATTGTTCTTTTGACACAAGAGATCACTTTAATGCTGAGCCAGTAGAAGTTCTTGTTTCTTTACTTGATGAAACTGGAAACCCATGTAATGATTGTGGAGTTGCTACAGCAACACCAGGTTCTATGCAACAAACACAAGGTGAAGAAGTAATTAGAGAATTAATTTTATCTGAAAGATACCGTCAATCTCCTTATAACCAAGGAAATGCTGACAGTGCTAGAATCAGAGAAATTGAAATGTCTGATGAAATCTTAGCTGCTGTTGATAGATCTTCAACATACAAAGCATATTACATTCAGCATTCTGTACCAAGATTCAATAATCCTACTGGAGTATTTGATAATGATCAGTATATTTACAAAGTATATGTAAAATGTAGTGATACAGAAGCACAAACTCAAATGGTTGCATTTATGGAATTATTGCAAGATTGGGCGGCTGATAATGGTAACAATTTAGCATTTGACCAAAATGACTACTAATTAGTAAATAGTTAGTTTGTTAATTAATAAGGGTGGGAGAGAAATCTCCTGCCCTTTTTATTTTATATTGTCTAGATTTTTTTGTATATTATTTATATAGTATTTATAAATAAAACAAAAATGGCAAACAGACATATTTTAAGCCTTGAAATACCAACAGTATCTAATTGTAATTTGTTATGTATAAAAGATACAAGTCAGTATTCTGAGAACCTTGCGGTTGAATGTGAGGAGTTGCTTATTACTTTGCCAGGTTACTCTGTGCCTGTACTTATAAAAGTAGATAAAGATTTTGACATGTGTTTAACTGCATGTACACTTGCTTTACAATCAGAGAATTGTGGTACAGAACAACAAAATATTCCTGACGGTATATACATTATCAGATACAGTGTATCACCAAATTCAAAGGTGTATGTTGAATATAATCATTTGAGAGTAACAAAATTATTATCTCAGTATTATGAAGTATTATGTGATTTAGATGTACATCCTTGTCAACCTGATTCTGATAAAGCTGAATTACTTTCTGAAATGAGTTATATAAGAACAATGATAGATGCTGCAGTTTCAAATGTAGAATACTGTCAATCACCTGCACAAGGGATGCAGATATATAATTATGCAAAGCAAAGATTAAATAAAATTACATGCCCTAATGGGAATTGTGGTTCAAAATAATATAACATAAACCAATTAGTTATGAGTAACTGTAATGTATGTGGAAGAAGATTTACTTGTGGATGTCAAAAGGCATATGATGAAAATGGTGCAGCAGTATGCAAGTCATGTAAGCCTGTTAAACAATCATCAACAAATACATTAAGTAGACAACTTGCACAACAAAAAATTATGGATTTGAAATCTAAATAATGAGTACTACAAGAGAAATAACAAATGCAAATCAGGTAACCAATGTTGCCTTAATGAAAGAAATTAAGATTGAGCAAAATTTTGCTAATCAAGCTTATGCTAATTTCAAGTCAGTTAAGTTTGGTATTGAAGCATGCTGCTATACAGATTTTGTAAGTGCAACATTAAAAAAAGATATATGTGATTGGCAAAACTCTGTAAGCAATAAGCTTGTAGTAGCAACAGAAACACCAGGTGTATTTGTAGAGCCATTAGCAAAAGTAAATCTTAAAGCTAGTGTAAGTTGTCCAGAAACACCTACAGGTGTTTGCACAATATTAGATTTAGAAGAAATAATAGAGGATAAAGGAACATATACACAATGCTTTGAAAGTGCATCTAGTATATGGACTGTAACACATAATTTAGGAAGTTTTCCATCAGTTACAGTTGTTGATAGTGCAAATACAGTAGTAGTAGGTAACGTGGATTATATAAGTTCACAACAATTAAGAATAACATTTGCAGCTTCCTTTTCAGGATGCGTCTTTTTAAATTAAATAAATAAAATAAATAACAAATAAATAAAACAAAATGGCAGTACAATTTTTAACGGGACTTAATGTCCAAGGAAATTTAAATCTGAATGATAATCAAATACAAAATGTGATCATTCAGCCTCTTGGCGCAGACCCGTCAGGAATTGCAGGTAAAATCTATTATAACTCTGGTACAAATAAACTAAAATTATATGATGGTTCTGCATGGGTAGATATAACAACAGGTGCAGATGGTAACACAACCTATGACTTAACAGCAACAGGATCTGGTAACGGAACAGCAACATTAAATTTAGTTGCTTCAAATCCAGCTAGTACTGATGCAATAGTATATACAGGTACAGGAACAACTACAGTAACACGTGCTGGTTCTACATTTACTATTAATTCAGCTGATCAATATGTTGGTACAGTTACAGATGTAAATGAAGGTAAAGGAATTAGTGTTACAGGTACGTCAACTGTAACACCAACTGTAAATATTGATTATGAGGGTGTAGATAATGCAATCTTAACAGCTGGTTCTTTAACTATTAAATCAGAAGATTATCTATGGTTCTCAGCTGTAGATGATAATAATATCTACAAGACCACTCTTGATAAGATGCCAGGTTTTGGTAAAGATGGTACAGTTACTTCTGTAGGATCTGGAGCAGGTTTAACAGGTGGTGCAATTACTGCAGCAGGAACACTAGCAGTAGATTATGCAGGAATAGACAACGTTGTATTAGCAGCCACTGATGGAACACTTGTTACTTTACTTGCGGATGATAAAGTTTTATTTTCTGATGATACAGATAGCAATGCTAAATTTGCAAACTTATCTCAAGTAGCAAAATATATTAATGCAGGTGCAGGTTCTGTAACTTCTGTTGATGTTAGTGGTGGAACTACTGGTTTAACAACAAGTGGTGGTCCAATTACATCTACTGGAACAATTACTCTAGCTGGTACATTAAACGAAGTAAATGGAGGTACAGGATTAGCATCATATACCAAAGGAGATATATTATTTGCAGACGGTGCAAATTCATTAGCTGCATTAGCAATTGGTGGAAGCGGGCAAAGACTTGCTGTTTCCTCATTAGGTGTAGTAGAGTGGGTTAATGATTCTGGTTCAGGTGTAACAAGTATTGAAATAACTGAAACAGGTAATGCATTAACAATTACAGGTGGACCAATTACTACTTCAGGTACAATTAACATTGCTGGAGCAGGTTCATCAAGTCAAGTAGTACTTGGTGATTTAACTTTAGGTACTTATACAACTGGTACAGTAACAAGTGTTGCTACAGGAGCAGGTCTTAAAGGTGGAACAATTACAGCTACAGGTACAGTTGAAGTTGATTATGGTACAAGCGGTCTTATAGAAGATGCTCCATTAATGACACAAGACCCAAAGTCTGATGACTTAATATTAATACAAGATGTAGCAAGTGGTACAGGTGTAACAGCTAAACAACCGTTTGGTAAGGTTACATTATCTGTATTTAAAGAACCTTCTGCTAATTTAAGTTTTGGAAACTTCAAACTTACATCTCTAGCAAATGGTACAGGATCAAAAGATGCAGTTAACTTAGGACAAGTACAAGCACTTGTAGCCGGAGTTGGTGTATTCCAAGGTGGATATGATGCATCAGCAAACTCACCAGCAATAGCAGGAGCAAGTAACATTGCACTAACAACCGGGGATTTCTTTGTTGTTACTAAAGATGGTACTATAACATTTAATGGAAGTACGGTAGCCGTAGAGGTTGGTGATACAATTTATGCTAATCAAACAATTGCAGCAAGTTCTAATCCTCCAGCTTCAGATTATGCTATAGTAATACAAGATCAAAACATTGCAGGAGTAGGTGCTACAGATGGAGCAACTGAAAAAGGTGTGGCTGGATTTAGTAGTGCAACTTTTGCTGGTACAGCAACTGGATTCATTACTGTTAAAGCAGGTGGAATTAGTGATGCACAACTAGCAAGCACATTTAACAAAGAGATTGGTACTAGTACAGATCTTGATACAGCTGATGTAGACGTTGTAGATCAGATTAATGTTACTGATGGTGTTATTACATCAATGAGTAAAAGAACATTACCTAATGCTGCAACAGGATCAGTTGGTGTAACAGAGATTGCAACACAAGCTGAAGTTGATGCGGGAACAGATACATTTAGATATGTAACTCCAGCAACATTAGCAAGTGCTCAATCTAAAAGATCATACACAGGTACTTATCCAGCAGCTACTGCAAACACTTTTAGTATTGCTACTGGTGTTCATAAATTAGCTAATGGACCTTGGATTATTCAAACTTATAATTCTAAAGGAGTTCAAGTATTTATGGATGTGCTTGCGGATCAATCTACAGGAACTGTAACATTTACTACAACTGCTAATATGGGTGCAAATGACATTACAGTAGTAATGCAACTTGTAGGATAATAAAGAGTAGAATTTAAAGGGGGAGCATTTAAATCTAGAATTTAGTGTTTCCCCTTTTTTTTAAAATATGTATATTGCAAACAAAGAATAAAATGTCATGGCTATAAGTTTTTTATCTTCAATAGAAATAAACGGATCATGTACTGTCACTAGCATAGGAAATGATAACAGTACATATACTGGTATATTAGTATGGGATGGTTCAGGATTGAAGTACAGAACTAAAGCTCAGCTTTTATCAGATATTGGTGCAGGTTCAGGAACAGGTACTGTGACTTCAGTTACTGTTACAGGTTCTAATGGTTTATCTGGTACAGGTACAATAACATCAAGTGGTACAATAACCTTATCAAATAGTGATAGAGGTTCAGCTCAAAACATATTTAAAAATATTGCAGCAGCTGGTCAATCTAACATTGTTGCAGATAATAATAATGATACACTTACATTTAAAGCAGGTAAAAATATTACAATAACGACTGATGCAATCACAGATACTATTGAGATTATATCTAAAGATACAACAACAAACTATTATTTAAGTTCTGCATCTTTTGATAAAGCTAATGGTGTATTAACACTTAATAGATCTGGACTTACTGCAGTAACAGTTGATCTTGATGGAAGATATGTTACAAGCTCAGGTGTTACTTCTATAGCTACTTCAAATGGTATTACAGGAGGTACAATAACCTCAACAGGTACAATTGAAGTAGATAGTACAGTAGTAAGAACTTCAGGTGCACAATCCATTGGTGATGTAAAAACATTTACAAGTAGAGCTGATTTTTCCAATGGAGATGGATTAAGAACTAATCAAGTAAGAACTTATGGTGGTCAACAACTTGTACTTAATGCAGGTGAGTCATCATCTTATGCTACAGGACAGACAAATGAGTTAGTTTATTTAAATGCTGAGTCAGGAATACAGATGAACTCTTCTCCTGACAATTGGAGTAGTGGATGGGCAGGTAGAAAAACAACAACAATAAATGATTCAAGTGGTAATTCTACTTTTGCTAATGATATAACAGTTTCTGGTGGTGATATTACCCTTGGGGGAACTGGTAGAATACAAGGGGTAGATACAGTTTCATCTGGTACAGATGCAACAAATAAAACATATGTAGATAATGCTATAAGTAATCATAGACCTTCAGCACCAGGTGCTCCTAGTAATGTATCAGCTTCAGTAGTTGGTCAAACAATAGAAGTTGTATTTGGTAAATCAAGTTCAACAAGTAATATAGATTACTATCAAGTTTGGTCATCAGATGATGGTGCAGACTTTGGTATTATAGGTCAAGTACCACCAGATGATTTTTCTGGCACAATGACTATTGTAGATACTACATTTAGTACTAGTGGTACAATGTCATATAGAATATATGCCGTTAAAGAAGGTGTATATTCAAGTCCTTCATTAGTAAGTCAAGCTTATACAGCAGGTGCATTGTCTGTTATTAATATGTCAGTAATAGAATTACCTTCTGCATATTATGTTCAATATGATTTGCCTTTGTCAAGATTTATAGACCACATAGAAATATATATGGATTCAGCAACAACTCAAGGTGCATTATCAAGATCTAATGCGTCATTGGTTTATAGTGGAATGAATTCATCTTATATGCATAGTGTAGGAACAAGTAGGAATTTTCACCAGTTTTGGGTAGAAGTAATAACAACATAAGATGTCAGAAAGAGGAACTGAAATAACAGATGACAGACAATATTGGTTAGATTGTCTAGCTGAATTTGAAGAAGCATTGGCTGAAGAGTTAAACATGGTAAATATAGCTCCAGCAGGTTCTAATGATAGTATGATTAAAATGTTACAATTTGAAATACAAGAATGTTTAAAGCAACTAACGTAAGTAAAAGTGATATAAAATCCATTGTAGGATGTGCCTCTAATAATTATAGTGGGCAAGTAGCTATTGTACCTGTAACTAAAAGAGGTATGAGTAATGTTACTGTGTCTTCTGGTAGTGGTGAATATGATGGTGGTGACAGACTTATTGGTTATACAACTGCTTTTGAAATAGATGGTGACTTACTTTTTACAGTTGGTTGGGGTGATGGCTTTGCTGTACGTAGACTAAATGATGATGGTACTATGACAAGGTTATTTTTTGACAGTAACTTTTTATGGAGAGATACAACATCTACATATAATCATTTGCAATCTATGTGCATTGATAAAGTAAACAAGAAAGGTGTAGTTATGACTTATAATGTTAATGGCTATACTACATTTGACTACAGTGGTCTTATGAATGGAGGATCAACCTTTGTTAAAGATCCAAGACCAACACACAGTAATCCTCAAATATATATAGGATCACAAGATACTGGTGGAGGTTATGTAGAAAGCACAGGTCTATATTATGTAGGAGGCTTGTGTGCAGCAGGAGAATGGGCATATGCAAGTGACTATGATGCAAGACATTATAAAAGATGTATGCGTAGAAACATGAAAACTGGTGTTGAAGAAATATTATATATGGATGCCACAGCAGGAAATATAATGCTTGAAGGCTCCGAACCTGTAGATAGAAATGGATACAGAGGTTGGATTATGTATGATGAAATTAATGACAGAATATTATATGCTTATTACCATAATGCAAACTTTTCTCTAATATTAGATGCATCTACAGCCAAACCTAAATCAGTTTATGTAGATATGGGAGATATAGGTCAGGGAGATGATGGTTATGAACAAGGATGGTTTATACCCGATCCAATAAATGAACCTAATATATTTTGGGTTGGTGCGTCTGGTAGACATACTAAACTTGATGTGACTCCATGTCTTACTGGTAATAAAGCCACTGTTTTGCAAATTACATATGAAGGTTCTACTAATCCAGGTAATAACTATGGTATTTTATTTAGAGCTGGAGTAAAGTATCAAGATGCTCAAGGTGGTAAACCAACTGATAGAATGGTAGGTTATCCTAATTTTATTCCTACTGCAGGAGATAGAGGTGGAGCTATGATACCAGGATTCTTAGATCAAGATAATGATAGATATGTTGCTTTACGTAGACATGATACAGTTGTTGAAGATACCACATCAGAGGGAAGAGGAAGATCTTATAGATCTGATTATGGATGTAACATTACTAGAATGTATTCTACAGGCGGTGCAGAATGGTGGATTCAGATGGGTTATGGATATGATGGACATGGTTTTAGAATATGGGATGCAAAATATGCTAATCATTTTATACCTAATTGGGAAATAGTATATGGACCTTATACATTAGATAACTCAGCTTCTGTTGATTTTGTTTTTTGGAATAGAGTAGATTATTTTATTCCTAATGGTTGTACATTGAGTTATTATGTGTCTAATGATGATGGAGCAACATGGGAAGTATATTCCGGTACTGATACAGGAGAACATACATTTTCAAAACAAGGAAATAAACTTTTGTTAAAATTATCTGCATCAGGTGACATATCTAAAAATGCATATAAGATGAGTGACACAGAAGATTTTATGATGTGTGGAACTAAGTATGCATCAGAAATGGATCCTGCTATTAAACAAAAAATGACTAAGTTTAAATTAAGAGGAAAAAAGAAATAATATGGCAACAATAACTGGCTCACAAAGATTATTATCTTTAGAAGGTAACACTGTAGATACTACTGTTTCTTTAGGGGCAGGTGGTAGAATATTAGATAGTAGTGGATCTGCTGGTACTAATGGTCAAGTTCTTAGTACTACAGGTACAGCTGTAAAATGGATTGATGATCAGACAGGTACAAATAACTATGTATCAGGTATAAGCTTTAATACTACTAATGGAGTTTTAACATTAACACGTTCAGGTCTAGCAGACCTTACAGTAGATTTAGATGGTAGATATTTAACATCTGCTTCAAACTTTTATCTTGATGGTATAACTAAATCAGGTAACACACTTACGTTTAGCGTTAGTGGTACTACAAATCAAACATATACATATGGAAGTAATGCATTTAATAGTTCTACTATTTATGCTGAGCCGGGTATATTTAGTGGTGGTGGTACACCAACTTTAGCTTCCGGTGTAACTGGAGCAGAAGTAAGGTCATTAATTGGAGCTGGGACAGGTTCAGGATCTATGAGTTCTTGGACAATAAAAGAAGGTAATGGTACTGAATCAACTGCTGTTACTAATGGAGAAACATTTACTATTGCTCAGGGTACAGGTATTACATCTGAGATGACATCAACAAGTAGTGGTGGAACCATAACTATTACTAACACATTACCAGATACTGGTAGACCTGCAATATTATCTGATGGTACAAGTCCAACTCTAAATACAGGGATAAGTGCAGCAGAGGTAAGATCTCTTATAGGAGCAGGAACTGGTTCTTCCAACTTAGTTATTGGTACAACAGCAACAACTGCAATGGCAGGTAATACAACAACTATTACTTCTACACAAGCAACTGCTATTGTAAATAACACTAAAAAAGTAACAGATAGTGGTGTACCAGCAATACTTTCAAATGGAACTACACCTACACTTAATTCAGGAATTAGTGCTGCAGAAGTTAGAACATTAATTGGTGCAGGTACTAGTTCAAGCTCAGGTGTAACAAGTGTTGCATCTGGAAATACAAATACATTAACTAAGACTGGTACAACATCAGTAACACTAACACCAAAAACTGCTGCTGTAACTTCTTCGTCTTCTAACCTTGCAACAGGTGCTCAAATACAAAAAGCTATTAATGATGCTTTAACTGGAGTATTACAATTTGAAGGTACATGGAACGCTAGTACAAATTCACCAAGTCTTGCAAGTAATGTAGGTACATCAGGAGATTATTATATAGTGTCTGTTGCAGGTAGTACAAATTTAAATGGTATTACAGATTGGCAAATAGGTGATTGGGCTGTATTTGCTAATACAACATGGACAAAAGTAGATAACTCACAAGTTGGGAATATGTCTTCTTGGACTATTAAAGAAGGAAACGGAACAGAAAGTACAACTGTTACAAATGGTGAAACAGTAACAATAGCACAAGGTAGTGGTATACAATCAGAAATGACTTCTACATCTAGTGGAGGTACTATAACTATTACAAATACAGATAGAGGTTCTTCTCAATCTATATTTAAAAACGTAACTGATGGTAAAGGTATTATTAAAGCGGGTAGCAATAATGATACTTTAACTTTAGTAGGTTGTAAAGGAACAAATGTACAAGTTGATGAAGAATCAAGAACTGTTACTATTTGTGCAGATCAACAAACCCTTTCTGTATCAGGTCAAACACTTACAATTAGTGATGGTAACTCTGTAACAATGCCAACTAATACGGGACCACAAGGCCCTAAAGGTGATCAAGGTATTCAAGGTATTCAAGGTGTTAAGGGAGATACAGGATCACAAGGTATACAAGGTATACGTGGATTAACTGGATCAGCTGGTGCAAAAGGTGATACAGGTGATGCAGGAGCTACAGGATCAAGAGGACCTGCAGGAGCCGCTGGAGCTGCAGGTGCCAAGGGTGACACTGGAGATAAAGGTGCTACTGGATCACAGGGTATTCAAGGTAATCCGGGTACAGCCGGAGCTAAGGGAGATACGGGTGCACGTGGTGCTACTGGATCTGCTGGTGCAGCAGGAGCAAAAGGAGACACGGGATCTCAAGGTCCAAAGGGTAATACTGGTTCCCAAGGTCCAGCCGGACCTAATGGTGGAACATATCACTATACTAATTCAGGTGATAATGCAAGTAAATATAGATTCTGGGGTACCTCATCTACTTATGGTATAGGAATGCAATCTGGTCAGAGCTATGGTTATTTAAATGACTATGCTACAGTATTCCAAATGAATAATGACTCAGACCGTGGATGGGTTTGGAAGTATGAAGGTCAGTCAAATAGTGACGGTGCAATGTCATTAACTACTTCAGGTAATTTAAGACTTAAAGGTGTTGCTGATGTAGGGTATGTTAGAATTGATGGTGCAGATGTAATTAATGCTAAAGGAGACTGGGTAGGTAATCCAACAGGTTTGACAGGACCTAAAGGTGATACAGGAGATGCGGGAGCAAGAGGAGCTACAGGTACTACCGGTGCTCAGGGACCAGCTGGAGCTAAAGGAAATACAGGTTCACAAGGACCGGCAGGAAGTAATGGAACTGATGGTAGTGATGGAGCACCAGGTGCAACTGGATCTACTGGACCTAGAGGTGCAACTGGATCAGCCGGGGCTACAGGTAGTCAAGGACCGCAAGGACCACAAGGTGATAAAGGACCAACTGGTAGTCAAGGACCAACAGGTTCTAGAGGACCTACTGGTAATACAGGTGCAACGGGAAGTCAAGGACCACAAGGAATACAAGGACCTGCTGGATCAAAGGGTACCACAGGTAATACTGGTGCTCAGGGTCCACGAGGACCACAAGGACCAGCGGGAAGTGATGGTGGTGGAAGTATTTTTGTAAATGGAAAATCAACAAGCATAAAATCTCAAGAGTTTTTTACTGAAGGTAAATTTAAATATTTAGTAATTACTTTTGAAGATGGAAGCACAGCTTGTATAACATTAAGTGTTTGCCCGTAATCAATTTTAATATTTAAACTAACTATTATGACAAAGAAGAAAAAAAAGTCAACTAAGAAAAAAGTAACAAAAAAGAAAGTTGTCAAGAAGGTTGTTAAAAAAGTACAGGCACCTGTAGTTAAAGAACACTTATCTCAAAGATTTTATTTTGATATTGAGTCTTTAGTTACGGATGGTAATTCTTTAATAAAGGAGATAGTATTTACTTATACAGGTTCATTAGTAATACCCAAGTCATTAAAATTAACATATGAAAAGAAAAGTGTTACTGTACACGGATCATACATAGTAAAAGATACTGATGAAGGAGTTGTAGCAACACAAGATTATAAATCATTATCTAAAAATGATGTAAAAACATTTTTAGTAAAGTATTTAAGGGATGATTATATAACAGGAATGCAGAATATAATTAAGAAAGATTTATTACCTGATACAAATTTAGTTGTTGATCTTCCTTGGTAGTTTAGAAAATATTATTATCTTTGAAGAGTATACAAATTTTTAAAAACCAATTATAATGGCAAAATCAAAAAAAGCAAAAAAAATTTCTGCAAAGGAATTAGAAGAAGTAAAAGTAAAGCAAAATGAAATCAATACTTTATTGATGAATATAGGTAATGCTGAACTTGTAAAAAATCAACTTGTGTCTAGACATACTGAACTTCAAGCAGAATGGAAAGATATGAGTGTAGCTTTAGAAGAAAAGTATGGATCTGTAAACATTAGTTTAGAAGATGGTACTATTAGTGATATAGAAGAAGAAAAAGCTTAGACTTACTTTACATATTTACTTAAACAAAATTTTAAAACCAGGCATTAGTTGTTTGGTTTTAAAATTTTTTGTATATTATTATTGTATAGTTTACAAGCAAACATTACAATATAATAAAATTAAGTATCTATGATCCCAACAAGCTCAAGTGCCTCAACAAACGGGTGTGACAATATATCATCTAATTGTGTAGTGTGGCAAGGTCCAGATATTGCATGTATTGATTTATGTACAGGTGATACAATAACTGATGTTACAGCAAAACTAGCAACTAAAGTTTGTGATATAATTACTAACGGGGTTGATGCTAATCCTAATCTTAGTGGATTAGACCTTACTTGTTTAAATATTCAAGGTCAAACACCAACAACTTTGGTACCTGTACTACAGGAAATGGTTAATCAGATTTGTGCTAATAGTTCCGGTACAACTGTAGGAACAAGCTCAAATTTAGCCAGAACAAAACAAACAACAGATAGTTTACCTATAATGACATTACCTGCATGTCTGCAGTATGATGATAAAAATGGAAATCCTGTAACAGAATTACGTTTAGATTTATTTGCAAGTTTAATTGCCAATCAGGTATGTACTAACTTACAAAGTATTCAAATCATAAATACAACTCTTTCAAGTTATAATGATAGATTAAATACATTAGAAGCATGTGTTTTACCATGTTCTGGAGTTGTAGCTGAAAAGCAAGTTATACCAACTTGTATTATTAATGTAGGTAATTTAACAGATGTATCAGTACTTCTTCTTGCTTTAGAACAAAGATTTTGTGCTTTAGAAAGTGCTGTTGGAACACCAACACAAATAAACTCTGCAATAAGTCAAACTTCATTGATAGGGTCTACAAGCTCATTATCATCAGATGCAACATACGGTTCTATAACTGGATATAATAATAATCCTAGTACACTTGCACAAAGTGTTCAGAATGCATGGATTGTTATTGATGATCTATATAATGCAGTTTCATCTATACAAACAAATTGTTGTCCAACAGGTTGTGATAGTGTAGTTTTTGGATATACAACAAGTAATATTTTAAATGCTGCAGGATCTATAGATGCTATAAACTTTGATTTCACATCATCATCTATACCATCTTCATTTACAACACCTGCTGGATCTTCTGTTATTACTTTAACAGATTCACTTGGTTCAAGTGAAACAGCAATAGTAGATGTAACACAGCTTCAATCTAATGGGGGAGGTTACAACTTTCCAATACCAACATTAAATCAGTATGGAAATATAAGTGTCTCTGTAGACTTTAAAGTTACTGACGGAACATCATCTTGTGAATCAGTTGAATCTTCAGTTATAGATGGTATAATCCCTTGTCCAACTATAGTATTTACAGATATGACAGTATCAGGCGGTAATGCAAACTTTACAAATTTACTAGGCTTAACAGCACAGTATACCTTAATAATTAAAGAAGCTTCAACAAGTAGTGTTGTTGCTACATATGTTATTAACAATCCTGGCCCACAAGTTACACAACCAATAGGAGGATTAACAGCAGCAACAACTTATACTGCTGAGCTTCAAATCATAGTAAATGGTCAGACAAAAGAATGTGATAAAGTAGATTTTAATACTGCATCAGCAAGTGCACCGTGTGATGCTGGTATGGATGTAGCATTTATTATTGACTACACAGGAAGCATGGGTAGTGAAATAAACGATATTAAAGCAGGTATGGCTGGTATAATTAATACCATAGATACTTCTTCAGGATCTAATAACTATAGAATAGGTATAGTAACTGTTGATGAAGAAGAAGCATCAAATCCACCGAAATATGCAGCATGTGTAGATTACACAACATTACCTACTTCACAAAAAATTGCTAATACAGGAATTGGAGTAACTCAATATGTAACAGCATGGGAAATGTTCCAAGACAATAATGGAACATCAGCAAATACTCAAGTTCAAAAACTTAATGGTGGTGTAGATGGTACATGTATACAAATAGGTGATGGAGTTAATGGTCCTGAACCAACAGATATGGCAATAGGTCAAGTACTAACTGGAAACTTCTTAAATGCATTTAGAGCTAATGTAGCTAAATACATTGTTGTAATAACTGATGTATTACCAAGCGGTGATGATGATGCATTTGATCCAACTGATTATGCTTATATAGGTCAATTAACCTCTCAGGCAAATAATCAAGGTGTTAAAATAATTGTATTAGGTGCTGGTGTAAATGCAACATATGATAATGGAGGAACAATAGTTTATCCATGGAGAGAGTTAGCAGTTAATACTAGTGGATCTTGGAATGAAAATGAAGATCCTTCAACTATAAACGCACAGCTTATAGCAAGCTGCTAAAATAAAATAATAAGAGATGGCATGTAATTGTTCAAATAATAGTAGTAATTGTGGATGCAGTGATGTTGCATTAACTAACCCTTGCTCATACACAGATTGTAGTGTTGGAAGTGAAAGATGTGAAGATATACAATGTGCTTCATGTGTAAGTTATTGTGGTACGTCTTTTCAAATAGGTGATTCTGGTAGTAAAATAGTTATAACTTCTGGTGAAAGACTTGATTCTATTATACAGAAGTTTTCTATGATTTTAGCAAATGGGTTAGGTACTTGTACATCAGATGATGTTCAACATGATCCGTATAATGTATATGCAGGTGTAGTTACTAAAAACTCTGCAGAGGTTCTGTGGAATGGAGTATGGAGCAATAGTACTGGTATAAATATTTATATAGATACGCAAATTAACCCACAAGGATGGACATTAGTAAACACCACACCTATAGTGCCAACTACAAACAATTTTAAAATAACAAATCTAGTTCCAAACACTCTTTACAAAATTAAAGTTGTAGATGCAGGTATAGGTGCTGGCTGTATACCTATTGAAATTTTAATTTCAACGGGAGCACAATAAAATAACAACAGGTGGTGGTTTGTTGGTTTTCTACTACAAACGTTGGAAGAGGCCGGGTTTAACTCCGGTCTCTTTTTTTTTCTTATCTTTACAATAATCAAAAAAATTTTTATGGACAATTTAAAACAGAGAGTATTAGAATCATTAAAGTGGAAAAAGCATCCTTCAATCAGTAGTGAAAGACTAGGTATAAGTGAAAAGCAATATAAAAAAATAAAGAAAGAGTTACTTACTGAAAGAAAAAATAAAAAGAAAAAATCAATATTTTTTAGCAAAGCAGCAGAAAATGCTCAAGTTGTTGAAGCAATTGATTTAGAAAAGGGAGAAGGTAAAATCTCAGGAACTTTTGATCATGAGCCTAAAAGCGCAGAAGAAATAATTGAGTTACTAAAAATAGATACTGATAGATGGAAACTATCTCAGTATTGGAACAAACAAATGGGTGATCACTGGAGAGTGTCAGCATTAGTATCTCAGATTAAAAACCCAGAAGAAAAGCTTTTTAAAGAGCTATTAGAAAGCTGGGAACCTAAGACATATAAATTACCTAAAGTAAATCTAAAAAATATTGTTTCAAAAGACCCTGTGTGTGGTGTCATATCATTACAAGATATTCATTTTGGTAAAGAAGGTAATGATACCATAGATAAAGACTTTGAAGATACTGTAAGATATCTTATAGATAAGGCAGCACCTGTTAATTATATAGAAAAAATGTATTTTGTTGTAGGAGGTGATTTAATCAACATGGATACATTTGATGGGACTACCACTAGCGGAACAGGATTAGATAACTGTATGCCTGCTACAGAAGCTTATATGCAAGCATTTGATGCAATGCACTGGGCTATAAATTACATTAAAGCATATTGTAAAGAATTAGTTGTTGTATATGTTCCAGGTAATCATGATAGATTATCTTCTTTTCATTTAGTCCATGCTTTATCTAAATCTATTGTTAGTGATGAGATAGTATGGGATACCAAATATGAAGAAAGAAAAGTTCATGTATGGCATAACAACTTTAATGCATTTGAGCATGGTGATAAACGTAGTAAAAATAATCCATTGATATATGCATCAGAGTATCCAAAAGAATGGGGTGCTACAACAAACAGAACATTATTTAAAGGTCACATACATACAGATAGAAAAGTAGAATATATGACATCTAATGAAACAGCTGGTTTTATAGAGAAGACACTTCCAAGTTTAGGAAAGACAGATTACTACCACTATAGTAACAAGTATGTGGGTAATAGAAGATCTGGTAAATTAGAAATTCAACACCCAACAATGGGAAATATATGCGTATTAACTTATCAAGCAATATAAAGACCTCACTTTAAATTTCATTAAGTGGGGTTTTTTTTGTAAATTATAAATGTAGACTGTATGATTAATAATTTTAAAAAACCTGATTTGAATGCTCCAAGATACAGACAAAAAAGATTGGGGTTATTAAATGAAGAAACATATAGAGAATTCAAAGAGAAAAAACCTTTGTATTCTAAAATAGATAATAAGAAGCTAAAAAAAATAATTAAAACATATAATGAAAACTTATGGCATGCTGTGATAGATAATAGAGATGGTGTTGAATTACCTGATTCATTAGGATTTATGTTTATTGGAACATGCCCTAACTCTAAATCAGTTAATACAAATTATGCATTATCTAATCAGTATGGTAAAGTTTTACAAAACAAGAACTGGGAAACAGATGGTAATTTAGGAAAAATATTTTATACAAACTGGTCAACAAAGTACAGATTTAAAAACAGAGAACTTTGGAGATTTAAAGCATGTAGAAATTTTAAAAGAACAGTTGCCAAAGACTACCCAAAGAATTGGACAAAGTATGTTATAATGAAAAATAAGTATAGGGTAGCTCATCTTTATGATAAGACACCTGATAAAACTAATGAAGCTCTTAAAGATTATAATGAATTTGAAATATAAAAACTATGTCAACAATAGCAGAAGTAGTATCAAGAGTAAGGGGTCAAGTCAAAGCAGAAGTACAAGACGCATTTATTACAGACAGATATATTTATAGTTTGATAGAAAAGTTTGCTCAAATATTAATGAGAAGACAAGATTATGCAAACAAATTAATGAAGTTTAATTCAGTATGGAAAGCTTTACCATATGTAGAATTAATAGAAGTAGATAAAGTAGAGGCTGGTTGTTCTGGAGTAACAAGTGGTTGTACAATAAAAAGAACAAAACATAGATTACCTTCAATGATAGAAGGTTACTGGGGGCCACTAATACGTACCGTAAGTTCAATAGATGGTTCACAAGAGCTACAAGCAACTCAACCGGGTACATATACTTCAATGACTAAAACAACCACATTCAAATATAATAAAACATTATATTTTTGGTGGTTAGATGGATATATATATTCTCCTAGTATTGAGTGGGATGCATTAAAATTAGAAGGGGTATTTAATTCAGATATTACAAGATGGAATTGTGATTTAGAAGATGACTGTACACCTAGATATGAACAACCAATATATATTCCAGAAGCACTTTTTGCAGAAATAGAAGGTCAAGTTATTCAGACAATGATTGGGTCAATGCAAATACCTTCAGAAGATTCAGATAATAAACGTAATATACATAGACAATAATGGGCGTATCAAATAAATACAGAACGTTCAGTCAATTAATGGAAGATGTCTCCATTGACTTTTCTAATTATGCATTAGAGGGAATGATTGAACCACAACAATTAATTAAAGTTGCAACTAGAGTAAACTATGATTTAGGTTTAAGAATACATAGAACGAAAGAAGTTGTTTTAGATATTGAACATGGTAAAGCTCAACTACCATCTGATTTTGCATTTGTAAATTATGCATTTAGATGTGGCTCTTATGTAATTAATAATAGCATGCCTTCAGGTACACACGTTGAAACATTTAATGATGTACCCTACGTTCCAGCACCAACTGATGCAGCACCGTGTGAAGATGGTGAAAATTGCAAAGATGTATGTGTTGTTAAAACATGCAATGATAAAAATGAGTATCAACTTGTTCAACGTGTTGGTCCATCTCAATACAGACAATTTAGTAGTTGGACTCAGCTTAGAATACAAAATGTAAATGATCCAACATGTTTTTGCCCTGCATTAGGAGCACAAGCTTTAGACGTTGCTGAAATAAAAGACGGTTATATGATAACTACATTTAAGACAGGTAAGGTTTATATAAGTTATCAAGGGGCAATGGAAGACGCTAATGGTGATTTACTTGTTTTAGATCACCCTTACTGTAATGAGTATTATGAGTATGCAGTAAAACAAAGGATTTTAGAAAATATGCTATGGCAAGGAGAAAACGTTTCACAACAAATAGGTTTTGTTGAGGGTAAGCTTAGAGCAGCAAGAAATAATGCACTTGGTTTTGTTAACACTCCAGATTTTGCTGAGATGAGAAAAGTATGGACAATGAATAGAAGAGCTCAATATCATAATTATTATAATATGTTTTTAAGTTATGCTCCTGCAAATCCTCAAGTATCTGGACCAGCAGTAATAAACAGTAATGGTACATCTGCTACTACAACTGGATATAATTAATAAAATATATTTAACTAGTTATGGCAAAGAAGAAGTCTACATCAAAAGCTAAAGCAACACAAGCATCATCTAAAAGTAGTTCTAGTGTAAATACTAATATGTTTACCAAAGGAATGAATAAAGATGTAACACCATCTTTTGAAAAAAATGATACTTGGTACCATGCTATTAACGCAGCAAATAATAGTTCAGATGGTGATCTAGGTATTATTGGTAATGAGCCAGCTAATTTACAATGTGGTGTTATACCTTATACTATTATAGGTGCTATACATAGATATGGTGATGAGTGGATTGTATATTCTACAGATAATATTAGTTCAGAAATAGGAAGATTTGATGATAGTGAATGTAAGTATGAGACAATAGTTAATGATCCATGTTTAAATTTTAATAAAAAGTTTTTAGTTAGCGGTGCAGCAAAAGAAAATTTTGACTGCTCTTGGCAAGTGTATTGGGATGATGGTAACAATCCATCACGCTCAATGAATATAGATGATGTTCCTTACATACAAGATATAGTATCAGCTCCTGGTGATCCGTGTATTATTTACGATGATACTTCTTTTTTAGATTGTGAAAAAATAAGATTACACCCTCTAGTAGATACACCTTGTCTTAAACTTACTAAAGCAACTGATGGAGGTACTATTATAAACGGAGCTTATCAAGCTTATATAGCTTATACTGAGAATGATCAAGTTATATCAGACTACATAGGAATATCAAACATTCAGACTATATGGTCACATAGAGGTAGTAATGGATCACTTGATATAGAAATTGATGGTTTAGATAAAGATTACTTTTATTTTGATTTAGTATTGCTCATAAGACAGCAAGGACAAATATTTACAAAACTTATAGGTAACTATAGCACTGAGTCAAAACATATAAATATAGACTATATAGATGATTCACTTATATCTATACCAATACAAGAAATATTCAGACAGTCACCTGCATATGAAAAATCAGAGGCAATGTACGTTGTCAATGATTATCTTATAAGACAAGGACCAACTGAACAATTTGATTTTAATTACCAACCCATTGCAAATAATATAAAAACCAATTGGGTTATTAACGAGGTAACTAATGATTACTATATAAACTCAGGTAATAAATTAGGATACATGCGGGATGAGCAGTATGCATTTTTTATTAGATGGATATATAACACAGGTGAAAGATCTTCGTCATATCATATACCAGGTAGAGCATCTAAAGATTATACATTACCAAATGGAACTATTGAAAATGAAAGAGATATAATATTTGGTCCTAATACATTAGATCCTGCAGGAGATCCTGTCTTCAAAGTTTATAACACAAGTACCGTAGGTGCTTTAGTTAGTGAACCACAAGAAGATGGATCAACAATAATAGCTAGAGGAGAAATGGCTTATTGGGAATCTACAGAAAAGTATCCTGATAAGCAACCTGAAATATGGAATTCAAGCTCACATACTTGGTCAAATGAATTTGATCCAGGTGCAGACTTATGCGGTGAATTTATTAGGCACCATAAAATGCCTAATGAAATGATTAACCCTGTACTAGGTTTAACAGATGGTACAGATACAGGTATATACATATTAGGTGTAGAATTTTCAAATATAAAAAGACCTGTATATAATGATGGTAGTCCTATTACAAATATAGTAGGTTATGAATTACTCAGAGGATCTAGATTAGGGAATAGAACTATACTTGCTAAAGGAATGTTCAAAAACATGCGTGAGTATGATTTGCCAGATACTGAAAATTTAATTGGTGATGCTCAAGGTTTATATCCTAATTACCCTTTTAATGATTTAAGACCTGATGTGTTTCATACAACAGTTAGAAAAACAAAAGGTTGTGATAATGGTGGTCCATTTTCTGGTTCTGCAATTAGTGATTTTCCACCTCTATCAGGTTTTAGAGAAGATGTTTTTACATTTCATTCTCCAGACTTAATGTTTACTAAGCCATATTTAAATGCATATGAAACAGTATTCTATGGTAAGATAACCGGAGAATCATCAGGTTACTTTAAACCATCAGAAAAGCATCCTCAGTTTAAATTACTAAGAAATATTAGTGCTATAATTAGTGCATTAATAGGTGTAGGTTATGCTTTAAGAAATATTAATGGTACACCAGATACTAAAGCATTGCCAGTTCAGGGTATAAATACTGCATACCCTGAATGGAAGATTAATAAAAGAAGTGGAGGTGGTGGAACTTGGAATGACTTTGCAACGTCTGTATCTCCAGGAGGTGTTGCAACTGCTAGCACAACAGGTAATATTAGCAGTCATGGTGGTGGTGATGGTGATAATAATGAAAAAGGTGGTGGTGCACATACTGACGCAAACGATGCTATTAATGACTATGTAAGTAGTCAAGGTGGTGGTGGCCTTGGAGGTTGGTTAGGTAGTTTTATGGATTTGTTTACTGGTGGTATTCAAGATGTAGCAGATTTAACCGGGTTTGGAGACAGTACAAAAGAAAGACTAAATCAGTTGGCTATAGATAACATGTCAGATACTGGTTCTACTGCTAATGGTGGTCTTATGGGTGGTGGTTCTCAAGAAGGAGTAACATTAGATACTTCAGAATCAAACCTGGGAAATTTATTTAAAAAAGCTTTTGGTTTTGCATTACTCCAAAAAAATATTGCAGTTGGAGGTCAAGAAATAATAGATTTATTATATAACCTAAATTCTTTTCAGGAACATGTTTTAAAATATAATTCATATGGTTTCTATAATGATTTTAATGCCCATCCTTTAAACATAACATTTAGAACATTAAATGAAGCAGCTAATTATATAGGCTCTTCATTCCAAACATTTGATCAAAATAAATATAAAATAAATAATTTATTTAGACCTACTACTGTAGCAATTTCAACTAAAGATAATATATCTTCAAACTACGGTGTAGAAGATAAATCTAGATTTGCTTTAGGTGGATTCTTTAATAGTAATGGTTCTGCATCAACACCAAATTGGAAGAGCAATTTGAAGAACCCAGAAGGTCCGTATAAAAAACCTATATCTGCATTGTATGGTGCATTAAAGTTTAATATGGATAATCAATATGGGCAGCTTGATGGTGTAAAACAAATACAGCAAAGAGGTTGTGTAGAAAAAGTAGATCAATCAGATCCAGCTAATTTTAAATATACAAGTAAAGCTTTATTCAGTGGTGATGTATTTATTTCTCACTACACCGAAAAATCTATTATGCCAATCTTTACTGACTTTTTAATTGGTCAGTATGATGGATACCCATATGATTATTACTTAAGGTACAATGTACCCTTTCCAAGGTTTTGGCTTAACAGTAGAAAGTTTGATATGGCTGGTATGGCCACTACAATAAGTTCTTTTGGATTTAATGAATTGTTTGGTGGTAATGATATTGATGAGACTTTACCAAATGAATTATATTACTTAGATAGAGGTGATACTTGTGGATGGAACTTACTATCACTTTTTACTTCTGATGGTTTAAATAGTGCATTTGCTATGAACCGTGCATATATGTATAGTCACATAAATGGGGTAAATGACTTTTATGTTGAAACAGAAATTAACTTACCATATAGAGATTGGGAAGAACCAAAAGAAAGAAGATTTTATGACAAGTATGATTACAATGATTTAGATGATTTGTTTCATGCTGAAATAGAAAAATTTGATAACTTTTATAAGTATGATGAGTCTTTAAGCCCGTCTAAATTTGTTAGCCAAAACAGTACGTTTGCAGAGCTACAAACAAAAGACTATGACCCATACGTTGCAGAAAATTGTTATGTCAATTATCCTAAAAGATTAATATATTCCTTACGTGCTGAAGAAGAAGATAGAAGAGATTACTGGAGACAGTATCTATTTGCTAATTATAAGGACTTTAAAAATAAAGTATCTGTCATAAAACCTTTTAGTAAGACGGGAGCATTAATGTTTTTCCCTTATCAATCACCACAATTATTTCAGGGTGTTGATACTTTGAAAACAGATGCCGGTACTAAAATAACAATAGGTGATGGTGGATTGTTTAGTCAGCCTTTACAGAATATAGTAAATAGTGATTTATCAAATGAGTATGGATCACTAGAAAATCAACGTGGTGTTATAAACACAGCAGCAGGTTTATTTTTTATATCACAAGCTCAAGGTAAAATATTCCAATATACTCCAGGTAAAGGCTTAATTGCTATATCAAACCAGGGAATGAAATGGTGGTTTAATAAATATTTACCTTCTAAATTTTTAAAACAATTCCCAGAAGCAGAGGAAACAAAATGGATAGACAATCCGGTAGTTGGAGTTGGTTGTCAAGTCATGTATGATCCGAATGATGATATAGTCTACTTTATGAAAAAAGACTATTCAATGAAATCTCAGTATGCAATAAGGGCAACTCTTACAGATAGATTGACTGCACCAATTGATATTACTCTTGGTGGTAATGTAGTTGCTGTTGAGATAGGAGATCCTATATATTTTGATGATTGTTCTTGGACCATAAGTTATGATCCAAAAGCAAAAGCTTGGATTTCATTTCATGATTGGCATCCTGAATTTGCATTGCCAAGCATAAATCATTTCTTTACAACAAAGACTATAACAACTGATGTACCACAATGTCCTCCCGGATATACTTTTAATTCAACAACTGGTTTATGTGAGGATATAATAAATATTACTGAACCAAGACAAGTTATTAAAAGCGATGTCCCAGCTGATATAACAGGTGGACCACAACAGTGTCTTATTGATATAGTAGTTACAGTAGATGCTTCTGGTAGTACACTTTGGCCTGGTGGAAATTCACAAAATGGTAATGTATTTCCTTCATGGCCTTCCGTTGGTGCAAACACAAGAGGACAAGCATTGATAGATTGGTTAGCTGTTTTTGTAGATGACCCTGCTATTCAGGCAGGATTGGTTAATGGTACAATTCAATTAGGTTTTAGAGTTTGGGCTTCAGGTAGTGCACAAGGTAATCCAACAGGCACAGGACAATCAATGTTAGCTTCAGTAACAGGAGCTCAAGCAGCAATATGGTATGTAAATAACTGGACAAACCAAGGTGGTATAGGTAGTTCAACTAATGCACAAGTTGCAAGAGATAGCGGTATAACTCAATTGGATAATAAAGCTGGCTCAGCATTAGCAGCTAGTTATCCAGCAAGAAGTGCTGATCCTAATTATAGACAAATACTCATAATTGCAACAGATGCTGACGGAATTTCTGCTGGTAATGATCCTTTAACGCCACAAACATACAATTGTTGTCAAAGTGAAAATCTTATAGCCGGTGCTGGTGGACCTATAAATCAAGAAATTTATTCTGTATATGTAGGTAACACAAGTAATATTCCTGACAATGAATCAGTGTTAGATCAGTTTACAGTAGGTAGTGGTGCTGGACCTTCAAGTGCTTATTATAATACTACGACTAACACACCGGGTCCAGGTCAATTTACAATGGCAGCTAATAACCCCATAGAATTACAATCCACTGCAGCAGCTGTTGCAGCAGATATTTGTTCTATACCATATAGTTGTGACTGTCCTCCTGGTTATACACTTATATATCCTGACCCAGCAAATGGTGGGATTTTTACAGAGCAAACAGGAACATGTTCTGATGTTCCAGGGGAATCACCTATATGTAGAAAAGTTGAATGTCCTACTTGTCCTCCGGGGCCAACAGGTACTACAACAACTTCACTAGGCAGTTGTCCTGATACTTTTCCTGAACTAGGTTTAATAGGTGATCCAACTTGGGTTGACCCAACACCTCCATTATGTAATTATTATTATGCAGACTTTGTACAAGCTAATTATCAAGTTGGTTCATTCTGGAGACATAATGTAAGGTGTGATTTATTTGCTAATTACTATGGTGAAAGTTTTCCGTGGGAAATAGAGTTGATATCAAATACAGGTCAGTCAGTAAATACTATTAGAAGTATAGAATATCAGTTGGAAACATTTGTTTATAAAGGAGAACCAGAATACAATATGTGTGGAGGGGACAAATGGGAAGATCTTTTATTTAATTTTGATAAAGCAATTATTTATAATACAGAGCAGGTATCAGGATTATTGAATATAGAAATGCAACCCTTTAATGATCCATGGGCAGAAAATGCATATCCAATAGTTAGTCCTAATGATATAACTGTTCTTTCTAGTAAAGTAGAACACAAGTTTAGAATAAATCAGTTTTATGATATTACAAATGATAGAGGTGAATTTACTAACTCAGAACAATCTGTATTTGATACACAATGTAATGGATATATTAGACCTTTAAATCAAACTAATTTAAATTACTTTAAGAGTCCTACTCAACATAAAAAGTTTAGACATTATTCTAATCATGTTTTATTAAGAAGACAAGAATCAGGAAATAGAAAAATGCTATTGAGATTAGACAATACTAAATTATTACTATCAAAAAGATAATGGGAAAAAATAAAAGCATAGGATTACCAGGTGGACCAAATCAAATAATTGTTGATCCAAAAGGACAATGGAATCATCCAGGAAAAAATACACGCATTGAAGGTAATCACATTACTATGCAAGATGTAGAGTATCCAGTGTGGGCTCAGCCTAATGTTGGTCCGGGAACAATGATGATGCCTGGTAGTGAACACTATTTTAAAAATGCAGATTATGTTGATGAGTTTCCTATGGCTCAAGATGGTACAGAAATACCAGATGAAGCTGCAGTACCTGAAAATAGTTTTTTATATGATATTGAAACATTAATTAATAAGTCATTAGGTAATATAGATAAGAAGGCAAGAGATTTTTCTGAGAGTGAAGATGAGATGGCAAACATTGATAATATGAGGCATGCTTCAGGAGGTAGATATGCTGCAGAAGCAATTCAACAAAAGGTTAGAGATCTGCCTTATGTAGGTGGTCTATTAGATTTTGTAGGTGTAGACAAAGCAGCTGGTTTTATTGGTGCTAATGCAATGGGTATGGGGCATGAGTTAAGAACTATATTTGGTGGGGATGAAAGACCATTCTTGACAAAGCTTCAAGAAATGGGAGAGGACACATTTAACAATTATGTTGGATCAATTGTAGGATCATTAAATATTGATGATTCTAAAAAAGATGAAGTAATAAGGTATCTATCATATAATAATCTTTTACCAGACGGATATGTAGCAACTGAAGAAGGAAAAAAAGAGGGTATGTCTAAAGATGTATATTTTAAAGATGCAGAAGGAAAAAGAAGAACACCAGAGTATCAACTTGGTGGTGTTCCATCCCAAACATTAATGCCATTAGCAAGTTTGGTTAGTCCACCTAATCTTGTAAGAGGAGTGACACCTTTGCCACAAAATGCAAGTCAGCTTATTTTTAATAAATTAACAGGTTATGATAAATATAGTTTTGAAGATTCAACTTATCATGCAAATGAGCAACTTAAAAGAAGTGTTTTAAATGCAATTAAAAGAACAGGGCAAACAAAAGGAGGTACACAATATATAGATTATGGTCCTGAAATTGAAAAAGATCTTGACGGTCTTAATATGTCTTCTATAGATATGCTTGCAGGCAGTCTACTATCACCTGAGCTAGCAGCAGCTACAACGTTTGGTAGAGTTAGTTATGAGCAAGATCCTAATACAGGAGACATAACTATATATGACTCTTATGATTTTTCTTCTACTCCACAAAAAAATACTGTTTACTCTAAAATTAGAGGATTAGTGAGTGATGGAGAAAAAGGTAAATCAAGAGTTGTAGGAGTATTTAATCCTAAAGATGAGACTAGTCTATCTAAAAAAGTAATGGAAAATGTTCTTAACCCAATAGATGCCTTAAACATTAAATATGGTGATATTAAAAGTGTTACTGATATTCCCTCAAATTTATACAAAAAATTAAAAGAATACTTACCAACACCTCAAGATGTAATGGAATTAGGAAAATACCTCCCAACATTTCAAGATGCTGGAAGCACTTCTACTCCAACAAAGCAAATTGAATTCATGACTAACTGGGCAAATTCACCAATGCATAATCAAATGTTAAATGCTAGTTCTAGTTCAGAGAAATTTAAAAATAAAGTTAAGGTTGCAAGAAGCAATTTTGATAATGTAAATATAGTTGATGAGGAAGTTGATGGATTTCTTGGACAGTATATTAATGGACAAGTAACAATGAACCCTTCAGCAATGGAAGAGTATGTAATAGGTAATGGTTACGATAGTGTTCTTGTTCATGAATTATCACATTTTACTGATGATGGTAATCCTGATAACAAGGGTTATTTTAATGCAAGTAATATACCTTTATCTGACCGTAGACTAATTAAAAAATATGGTAAACAAGGAATAAAACGTTTAAAGGAAGATGAAAAAGAACTTAATGAATTATTAAAGTCTGAAGGATTAACACCTAATGATAAGGAAGTTATTCAAGAAAGAATTGACCGTGCCAGATACTTAAATAGAGATACAGAAACAAGATCAAGAATAAATGCTACAAGATATTTTTATGAAGAGGATGAAGACTTTGGTAGAAGTAGTGAAAGAAACATAGACAAAAACTTACCTAGTATATTTGATTCAAAGGTTACTCCTGAGATGATTGAGATAATGAAAAAAAGTGGACAGTATAAACAACTACAAGAAATTTATACGGATGATCAGATACTAGAAATGTTTAATACTATATCAGACAGTAAAACTCCAGAAAGAAGCTTTAATGTATTAAATGCAAGATATGGAAAAGAATTACCAACTGCTCAAAAAGGTAAAAGTATAATAACAGCATTATTAAAAAAAGCAAAAGAATGGGCACCAAGTGTTTTTGGAAAAATAGATAACGTAGCAAAAAATTCAGATAATGTAGTTAAAGCTGTCAGTAACACT